CGACCGCCGAGCGCGAACGAGAGCCACGCGCCTTGCGGCGGATGCGTTCCCTGAAGATTGATCGCACTCGTCCCGGCGGTCCCGCCGCCGACGACGCCGGTCATTGTCTTCGCCGCCTCGACCGTCTGCGGCATCACAAGGCCGACCGTATCGCCTTCGGCGTCAGCCTCTAGCGGCGCGGCGAGCCAGAGCGCGGCGCAGTCCGGATCAAGCGTCGGGAGCGTGATATCGACCGCGTAGCGCGTCCCCGGACGCGTGATCCGCTGCGTCGGTCCGCCGAGGACCGAGGTCAGGTCGCCGCCGTAGCGGACGAGGCGCGGCTTGACGATAGACCCGCGCGGAAGGACCGGGAGAAGGATCATCGTCCGAGGGTCCTCGCGCTCGACCGCGCGAGTTCCATCGGGACGCCGCGTCGGCTTGTCTGAACCGCGCCAACCCCGGCGACCGAGGCGCTCCGGTCGGCGTAAGACATCATCGAACGAACCGCCTGTTCCCAGATGATCGCGCCCCGATTGTCGAAGACGATTGTCTGACCGCCGATCCCTTGACCGCCCATCCCGACGTCCCGGAGCGCGGAGTTCGGGATGACCTGAGAGCCGCCGGGAAGATTGACGAACTCCGGTCCGTTCTCGCCGACGAGAGCGAGGCCGGACGCCGACGAGAGCGTCCCGGCGGCGTGACCGGGGAGACCCATCAGCGCGAGGATCGGACCTGTGACGTTCTTCTCAAGCTCGGCCTGCAATATCTGCTGGATCAGTTGCTTGAAGACGCTGGAGGCGACGTCGCCGAGCGACTTCGCGTTGACGATTGCGTCCGCGAGGCCGGACGAGAGCGCCTTCGCCGCGTCGACCCCGGCCTGCGCCATCGTCGTGTTCAGGTCTTGGATTGATCGCTCGTAAGCCGCGACCGGACCCTCCTGCGCGACGGTTTGCTTCGCCGTATCGTCCGCCTGCTTACCGGTCAGGATCGAGCGCGCCTGACGCGCCGCATCTAGCGTGCGTTGCGCCTCCGCGACCGCCGGATCGTTCGCCTGATCGCTGCTGACCCGTTTCGCGGCCTCAAGCAGAACTTCCGCCATCGCGATCTTGTTATCGGCGAGCAACCGGTCGGCGGCTTGCTGATCCGCGAGCGCCTGACGCTCTAGCGCGTTCCGTTCCTTCGCCGTCGTCGCAAGCGCCGCCGTCGCGGAGAGGTGGTCGCCTTGCGCCTTCAGAAGCTCGGCCTGCATCTGACCGCGCTCGTCGAAGCCTCTGACCTCGTCCGCGACCTCGGCGCTATAGGTCTGCCTGTCGATCAGGATTTTCTTATCGACCGCCGCCTGCGTCGCGAGGGTCTTCGCGTGTTCTAGCTCCGCTAGCTGTTCCTTTGAGTGCGCGTCGACCTTCCCGTCGAGGATCGCTTTCCGAATCTTCGCTTCCTCGGCGTCGAGGTCTCCGAGCTTTTTCGTAAGCTCCTGATCGACCGCCTGCTTCTCGAACGTCGCGCGCTGGCCGAGCGTCGTCGCGAGCGCCTGCTGCGCGGACGTCAATTCCTTCAGGCTCGACTGATAGGCGTCGAACGCCGTCTTATCGAAGGCGACCGTCTCGTCGGAGACTTTCTTCGGAGGCGTGACGTCATAAAGCGACCGCGTCGCCGGAGGCGTCGCCGGAGGCGGCTTGTCCTTATCCGGCGTCCACCACCGCGACGCCTGCTCGTCGGTAACGTCCTGAAGCTCGCGCTTCATTTCTTCGCGACGGGAGCCCGGACCCTTGTTCGCCGGGAGGATATCGAGCAGCGGATCGGCGGAAGTTGTGCGCTGAACGAGGAACTCGCGGCGCTTCTCCAGCGTCTCGTCCTGCTGCTTTTGAAGCTCTTGGAACTGATCGAAAAACTTCGCCGCCTTCTCGGTAATTTCCGCGAACTTATCGACGATGATCTTCAGGAGCGGCGCGAGTTCGATCAGCGCCGTTTTCCAATCGACGTCGATTTTCTTGAAGGCGGTTTCTAGTTCTTCGTTGATCTCCCGGGAGCTTTTCAGGACGCCCGCGTCCATGACGTTTCCGGCGTCGTGAGCCTCGTCCTTAAATTTTTGGATATCCGCGACCGGCTTCTCCATCATTTCCTTCATGCCGGTCAGGCCGAACTGCGAGAGGATGCCTTCCTTTTGCTCCGTGTTCAGACCTTGGATCGCGCCTTGAATTTTCGTTATCGCCTTCTCGACGCCGCCCATATTCGTGACGTCCTGCGGCGTGAACCCGGTTCCGAATAGCTCGCGGAAGGCGCGGAGCGCGCGAGGCATCCCGGCTTCGGCCTTACCGAGCATTTCAGAGAAGGTCTGGATGGCTTCGGTGACGCGGGTCTGATCGCCGCCGGAAGCGCGGAGCGCGAATTGATATTCCTGAAGCGCGTCCGTCGTGATGTGCAGCCGGTCGGCGGTCTTACTGATCTCCGCGCCGAACTCGGTCGCCTCTTTCGCCTTATTAAGCGCCTCGATGACGAGGCCGATCCCCGCCGCCGCCGCGAGACCGGCAGGACCGAGCGAGCCGAGCGCAGCGCCGAGACCGGGGATCGATTTCGCGGCCTCGCCTGCGCTATCGGCGAGGCTCTCGAACCCGCTTTTCGCGGCGTCGGCGAAACCCTTTCCCTTCCAGCTTTCCTCGATCTTTTTCGCGGCTGCGTAGTTCGCGCGGATCGCCTTGTTAAGTTTGTCCTCCATCCGGGTGATATCGGCATCGAGCTTGAGGATCAGACGGTCGATTTCGGTCGCCATCGGGTCATCCCCATTTCTCGATCAGCGCGTCGTGTTCTTCCGGCGTCGGCGCGGCGCTCTCCTGCGTCGTATTCGCCTCGACCCAGCCGTCGCGCGCCGCGAGGAACTCCCAGAGCGAGCAGGCGTCGACCTCGCGCGGCGTGAAACCGATTACTGCACCGGCTCCATAATAATCGGCGAAACGGAGCTTTCCCCGGGGGAGACCGTCGTCGTTTGCGGCTCCCCTTGCGGCTCCCCCACCGGCTCGTCTCCCGGACCTAGGATCGAGGCGAGGACGATAGCGAGCGCGAGGTCGATATTCTCGACGAGCGGTCGTTCGTCGTGAAGCTCGCGCATCAGCCGACCGGCGATAGTCGGCTCCATCCCGCCGCCGATCAGGCCGCGATAGATCGGCTCGCGGATATCGTCGACACGCCAGCCGCCGAGACCGCCAGCGGCTAGGAGATCGAGGAAGCTAGCCTTCGGGTGCCGATTCCGGGAAGCCGCCCAGACCGAGAGGCGAGCCGCGATCTCGGCGGGACCGGCGTCGCACGTTTCCTGAATTTTGCGCCACTCGCCGATCCCGAGCCGGAAGGTCCGCTCGTCGTCGCCCCAGAGGCGGACGAGTTCGCCGCCCCGGCTCATGCGGCCTCGGTTTCGAGCGCCTTATTGACGTGCGCGCGCCGTGTCGCTGGTCCGACCCGCGCCTCGAACGTCGTCGACGTCGCCGAGACGACGATCTCGCCGTCAGAGATCAGGTTTAGCGTTGCTTCCATCTTCGCGCCCCGGTTCCCGGTAATCTCGAAATGGGTCAGATGGAACGCCCCGGCGAAGATCACGCCGCCGTCCGTCGCCGGGACGTCGACGACGATCTGGCAGTTCCGGGAGTTCTCGTCGGCGAGCCAATCGGCGAACTCCTGAACGTCGGGCGTGTTCAAGATACCCGCGCCGGTCGCCGAATAGGCAATCGAGACCTTCTCGCGCGCGAGCCATCCCATCAGGTCCGGATTGTCGCAGTCCGGGATATTGAAATCGTTCGTCGCGGCCTCGCCGACGACGGACCTCGCGGCGTTGATCGTGCAAAACGCCGTGAAGACCTCCGGCGTCCCGGCGTCTCCGACCATGATAAGCAGCTTCACGCCGCGCGCGTGTTTAACCGGGTTGCTAGCCATCTGAGAGAGCCTCCGCTTCGGTGCTGGTAAGGGCGTAATGGAAGGTCAGGACGGCGTGGCTCGACCCGTCCGGGTCAGTCAGGTGCCGGGTACTCTCGAAATAGGCGAGGACGGTATCGAAGCCCGCAACCGGGAGGTCCGGCGCGAGCGTCTCGCGGATGATCCCGGCGATCTGCCGTCCTAGCTGAACTCCCGGCGGGTCCGGCTTCGTCCAGACGTGAACGAGCGCGAAAATCTCCGACGCGGAGACGCAGTCGTCGCTGTCCTCGATAACCTGATCGTCGCCGATCCGGATAAACGGGAGCGGGGCGTTCTCCGGAACGACCGAATAGAGGCGAACCACGCCACCGGAGAACAACATCTGAAGGTCGAGCGAGGTACGGAGCGCGGCGTCCTGCGCGGCGTGAAAGGCGGCGGCGGGATCGGCCATCGCATCAGTCCCCGCTCGTCCCGGATGGCGGCGTCCCGGCGGACGCGATGATCGCTTTAACGGTCGCGTTCTCGGCGCGGACGATCTGACCTAGCCGCCGTTTCTTGAGGACGCGGATCGCCGGGAACCAGAAGGCTTTCCCCGGGACGTGCGAGCCGTCTCGCGCGCGGTGTCCGACCTCAAGATGGAACGGATAACGGTGGGTCTCATTGCCGATTGAGACCGAGACCGAGCGCGCGTCCTCGGTTTGTGCAAGCGTGTCGACAAGGTGTCCGTGGCGGCTTTCAGGATCGACCGGCGCGGTCGCGCGGACGAGCGCCTGAAAGTCTTTCGCGCTTTTCTGGTTCGCCTTCAGGAGCGCGCCTGTGTGCTGCGATCCGTAGAGCGCCTTTAGCTTCGCGGTCAGGCTCTCGATGCCTTCGACGCTCGCCTCGACGGTCATAGCGCGTTCTCGACTTCGCGAGCGCGGACCGCGAGAAGCGAGACGGTCGCGGCGAGTTCGTCGACCGCTATCGCGGTGATCTCGAACGGCCAGCCGAGCCAGACCGCGCGCCAATCCGTGTCGAGCGTCGCGGAGAAGCGGTCGAGCCGGAGCGTGATCTCGACCGGCTGCGTCCCCGCGATCCGCTCTTGAAGAACCTGCTCGCCGCGCGTCTTCGCGACGACCCGCGCCGGAGCCGCGAAAATATCCGTCCAAGCGCCGAGCCGGTCGCCGTTCAGGTCGAGCGCGTGCTGCTGGAAGATCACGCTCTCGCGGAGCGTCCCGGCGAGCGCCGGATTTCGCTTCTGAAGCATCGATCTAGCTCCGTTGCGGTCGCGGCGGCGTCGGGACCTCGACGGCGTCGCCGTCGCGGATCAGCGTCTCGCCCCAAGCGCGGCGGACCGAGACGACGAGACCCTCCGGGAAATGAACCGAGACGCGATGATCGGCGGTCGGAAATAGCCGCCGCTCGCGGACAATCCGGACCCACACCGCCTAAGCGAGCGCCGGGTCTCGCATCCGCGCGAGGATATCGGTCATCGCTGGCGAGAGAAGCGCGTCCTCCGGCGTCCGACCGTCGTAAAGCGCCGTCAGGACGATCAGGATCGCGGCCTTGACGAGCGTCGGGACGTTCGCAGGCGTCCAAGGGTCCGGCGGGACCGGCGGGACGCTCGGCGTTAGACCGCCGAAGCCGTAGCTCGGCGGATAAAAGGCTGGCGGGACCTGATCGGTCCAATCCTTCGGCGCGGCGCGCTTGATCGGCGTCGGGACGAGCGGTCCCTCGATAAACGGACGCTTGAGATAATCGACAATGACCGCCGACGCCTGCTCGGCCTTCGCGTTCAGGTCCTCTAACTGATCGGACGTCATCGCCGCCTCGACGAGCCGAAGCTGTCGCGCGGCCTCGGATTGGGAGACGAGCGAGGCCATCAGCTTCCTACCTTCAATTGCGGTCCGGCGAAGTCTTTCCCGTCGCGACCGCGTTTGACGGCGAGCGTCCAAGCGCGTTCTGTCTCGCCGGGTTTCGCCGAGGTCGGCGCGTTGCAGACCCAAGCCGAGCCGCCGAACGTCACGCTATCGCCGGGAGCATATCGCCGATCCGGCTCGTAAACGCCGCGATAGACCATCGCCGGGAGCGCGATCTCGAACCGTTTGACGACCTCGCCGCGCATGAAGGCGAGGACGAGCGTCCGTCCGTCGCCGTGAAGCGTCACGTCGAGATCATCGAAGCCGAGGCCGTCCGGTCCGGGTACGCCGTCCTTCCCGTCGACGCCGTCCTTCCCGTCGACGCCGTCGCGTCCGACGACCTTCCCGGCGGTCAGGTTAGAGCCGTCCGAGAGGGTCAGGATCAGCGCGCCGTCTCGGTCGATTAGCGTCCCTGTGAGCGCGTGGCCTTCTAGGGCGGAAAGGCGGTATTCGATACGCTCGGGATCGAGCCCGAGATCGGCGACCTTGCCGTCGACCCCGGGCTCGCCGCGCCTCCCGTCCGCGCCGTCTTTTCCCGGCTCTCCGCGCTCGCCGCTCGCTCCCGCCGGTCCTTCCTTCCCGTCGACGCCGTCGCGTCCGACGACGATCCCGAGGTTCCGGGTCGAGCCGTCGCCGAAGGTCAGGATCAGAGCGCCGGTTCGGTCGAGTAGCGCGTCCCGGACGCTCGCGGCCTCGATCCGAGCGGCGAAGCCGTCCTCCATCCGCTTCAGGAGTGGCTGAATAGTTGCGGCGAGGTCCGCGCCGATCTTGGCGGCTAGTTCGTCGAAATCAGGCATTTTGAAGCGCCTTCGTGAAGCTCGCGAGGATCAGCGGTCCGAGCCGCTTCGCCGCGTCGTCAGCCGAGACCGTATCCGCCGTATCCGAGGACGGATCGTCAGGTTCGGGGATCGTATCCGGAGCCGTCGCCGGTCCCGGCGTTCCCGGCGGTCCGTCGCGCTCCGCGAGCGCCTCAAGCGAATAATATTGCTGCTGCGAGAGCGGACTCTCGCCGCCCGCGACCGGCGGAAGGTCGACCCGCGCGCGCGCCTCGTTCGGCGCGAGGATCGACGCGCTAACGCCTTCCTTAAGGACGGTCATCAGCGTCGTGCTATCCATCCGGAGAAGGTTATCGATATCGAACTCGGTCCCGAGGCCGGTCGGACATTCGAGACCCTCGTCGAGGCAGAGTTCAGCCGCCTCGATAAGGACCTGAAGGCATTGGCTGTAATACTCGACGTTAAGCGCCTGAACCGTGTAGCTCCGGGGGAGATCGCCTAGACCGACCTTGTACGGCGGGACGTGAAAGACCGAGCAGACGACGGACGCGGTCCATTTTAGTTGCTCGATAAGCTGGCTCTCAAGCGCGGTCAGCGCGAGCCGCTCATATTTCAGGCCGTCGCCGAGGACCGCGACGCGTCCGGCGTTCTCGCCGGTAAAGTTCGTTTCCCAGTTATTCTTGAGCCGTGACGCGGTCGCGTCGGAGATCGCGCCGGGAGCGGTCAGGATGCCGCCGGGTTGCGAGGCGTTCTTGAAGAACCTCGCCGAGTTCTGCTGGATCGCCATCCCCTGAATCGCCGAGGTCCCCGCCGCCCAGATCGGAGAGGTCCCGACGAGCGGGTGATAGAGGCAATTCATCCGGTCGTGGATGATCTCCCGAGCCGGGACGACGACCGTCGCGCCGATCATCCCGACGCGGTTTAGGCGCGAATAGGAAAGCTCGTAAAAGATCGATCCGTCGTCGGAGATCAGGACGCGCGTTCGGTCCGGATCGAGGACGTAGAGCGCGACGACGACATTCCGGTTATCGCGCTGCTTCAGGACGTAGGTATTTCCCCGGGAGAGCTTGGACAGCATCCAGCTTTCCCAGAACTGTATGCGGTTCTGATAGCTGTTCGGCTTGCGGAGAACCGGCGAATAAGCCGGGTTCGTCGTCTCGCCCCAGATACCGTCGTCGTCCTGCGTGACGAGCTTGACCCGGAGCTTCGCGACGTCGCCCGCGATCAGCGTCATGCAGGCGTAAACGGCGAAGTAAGAGAGGATCGTCTCGCGGTCGAGGACGACGTTTTGCTGCCACGCGCCGGTAAAGCTCTCGAATATCCGGAACCATCCGCCGCCGCTCGACGGGACCGTCTCGGCGGACGTCGACCTCGGCGGCGCGGCGCGCTGAAAGAGCGCCGGGAGGCGCATCTAGCGCGACCTCGTCGGGAGCGGCTTCGGGTGATGCGGCGGGACTAAATCCTCGACCCGGTCTTTCTCGTTCGGCTTCGGGAGCGGGTCCGCCGTCATATCTGCGGCCTTCCCCTTAGCCTCCGGCGGTCGGATCGCCTGCGCGATCTTGCGGTATCGCGGATCGCTTTCGAGCGCGTCGAGTAGCTTATGATCGCGCGCCGTTAGGTGACGGGTGCTGTAGGTCTGCGACTTGGTCATTTCCGGCTCTCACGCTGAAAGGAAAGCCCGCCGCGCGGGGGGCGGCGCGGCGGGCTTAGTCGGGAAACGCCTAGCTTCCCCAAGCGACGCCGGTAATCACGACGCAAGCCTGCGGGCGGCGCTTCTGCCAGTTAATGATCCGCTCGGCCTTCAGTCCGACGCAGTTCTCTTGCCAGAGCGAGACGATAGTCGCCGCCGCGCCGCCGGTTCCGGCCAGCGCGTCGCCGACCGGATTGTCGAGCATTTCGACGGACGCCTCGCGGGACATATCGACCATGAAGCCGCCCTCGTCGCCGAGATAAATCTCCGGCGCGTTGACGAGGATCACGATGTTATTCGGAACGTAATCGGAGGTTACGACCGGGAAGCCACCGAGAGAGCCGCCGCCCCGGTTGATATCCTTAAACTCCGGCTGGCCGAGCAGGTTGACCATCATCCCGAGCGCGGCGGCGAGGTTGCCGCACATGATCCAGACGCCGCCCCGGAGAGCGTTATTCCCGGCGACATAAGCCTCGTAAGCCGCCTTGATATCCGCTCGGACGGCGGCTGCGTCGACGCCGGTCGAAGGGATACCGGTAACGCCGTTTGTAACCGACGCCGGGGAGACGTTCGCGACCGCCGCCTTCGCCGGATCGATAAAGTCGATATCGAGCCGAGCGCGGAGCGCCTCGATCAGGCTATCCCGGACGATCACGTCGGCGGCAGGCGACGAGAAGCGGACGAGTTCGTCGGTAAGGACGGAGATCGAAGCGACTTTCAGCGGTTCGAGGTGCGTCCGGCTGAAGTCGAACTTCGTGATCGGCTTCGCCTTACCTTCGCCGACCCAGTAGCCTTGACCGCCGGAAGTCTGACCGACGAGCGGGACTCGGAACGGGACGCGCCGGAGATCAGGAACGTCGCCGACGCCGAACTGACCGAGGATCGTCTGCGGCCGGAGAAAGGCGATAAAGTCGGCGACCGCGCCGCCTTCGTGCGAGATCAGCGCGCCCGCCCAGCTTGGATCGATAGTGTTACCTGCCGGGACAGCGGCTCGCCGATAGGTCGCTTGGATGACCGACCGGACCTCGGTGTCGTTCGGATATTCTTCCTCGGCGACTTGGATCGGATCGCGTCCGACCATCTTCGCGTAGAGGATCGTTCTAGCGATCCGCGCCATCCGGATACCCGGCGCGAGCCGCTCGACGCTCCGGACGACCGGCTCGATCCGGCCTGTCCGCTGATCGGTCTCGACGGTCGCGCCGAGACCTTCGGCGGCGGACGTCGTGACCGAAACCGCTCGATTGATCGGCAGCGCCGTTAGCGCCTGAACCCGTTCGAGGTTCTCGGCGCGCTTCAGTTGCGCCTGAAGCGCGTCGACCTCGGCGTTTAGGCCGTCGTATTCCTCGGCCTGCGAGGCATCCATCGTTTCGCCGCTATCGTTCGAGGCGTTCATAATCACGCCCATCCGAGCGACCTTCGTCGCCATCGTCGAGCGGAAGTCTTCAATCTGTTCAGAAGCAGAACGAGGCATCGCCGCGCCCTTCCTTGCTTGAGGTTTCGGGGGAGAGCCCGAGACGCCGGGCGAGGTCTTGACGACGGGGAGGCCAGACGCGGCGCGCGTCCCGACGTCGAAGGTCTTGATGTTCGTTATCGTCGCTTCCGCGTTCGCCGGGATCGTGACGGCGGAAAGCTCCATGATCTCTATCGCCTTGAAGTGGATTCCGCCGTCGCCGACGAACTCCGCGCCGTCCTGAAGGACCCGGAAGCCGATAGAGACGGCGCGGACAAGACCGGCCTTGATCTCGCCCCACGCGGTATCGACGCGGTCCTTCAGCGGACCCGGCTCGGCGATCTTCGGGATCGACGCGGAGAACTCGATCCCCTCCGGCGTCGCGCGTTTGAATCGGACGTGACCGATAGGCCGCTCCGCGTCGTGCTGATGGAGCAAGGGAAGGGGATTCTTGAACTTCGCGCCCATCGGGTCGACGACGTCGCCCATCCGGTCGGTCGTCGGCGTCGTCGCGACGCCTTCAAACGTCCGCTTATCGTCGCCTTCCGACGTCGAGCGGACCACGAGCGCGGCAAAGGCTCGATTGAGCATCGCGCCATCCTCCTGCTAAGGCTGTCGGGTTGCCGAACTCTCTCGCCCGACGCGATCTCGATCCGTCGGGCGACTTTTTCGGCGGTCGGCTTTTACTTCGGGATCGTCTCGGGTTCGCCGGACGGCGTGATCGACCCCGCGACCGCCTCGCCAGCGACGACGTCGACGTCGAGCGTCGTGATAAGGCTCCTAGTCCCGTCCCCTAGATCGGCGTCAGCGGTCGCCGTGATCTGCGTCGTTCCGACTTTGAGGCCGAGAAGCGTGACGTCCAAACCGTCAGAGCCCTCGACGATCACATGAGCGATATCCTCATTCGCCGAAGACCATTCGACCGCGCCGTCGACCTTGGCCGCGTTACCCTCGGCGTCTTCGTAAGCGATCTTGAGAGCAACCTGCATCCCGTCCGGGAGGGTGTAAGCCATCGTTTGACCTTTCGCGGTGAACGCGAAGCCGCCATCCAGCGTCGCGGTGACAATTGCTAGGACCTCGCCGGATGGCTCCGGCGGAACCGCTACGTCGACGAGCAACTGAAGCGGCGTCGCAAAGCGGATGATGTGTTCGATCTGGTTCAATTCAGGCCGCGCCGGATTGAGCGGTCGGCGTTCGACCGAGAAGTTCCTCGATAGGCCGGAGCGCGGATTGCGGGACGAAGTAGCGCGGACCCCGGCCTCGATCCTCGATGTACTCGGGACGCTTCCCGTCCCGCGCGACGATCCAGCCGCGAATGACGAACCCCGGAGCGACCCCGGTCAGGAGGACGAAGATATCGCCGTCGCGATCCGCGTCCGTCAGGAGCAGCCGATAACTATCCCCTGACGCGGTCCGGACCTGATAGGGACCGACGTCGAGCGGCGCGAGCGGACCGACGTCGCCGTTCCAATAGACGCCGAGCGCCTTCGCGACCGCCATCTCTCCCGCCGCGCCTTCGATATGACAGCGCCAGCCGTCCTCGTCCGAGCAGCCGAAGGCGTCCTTCCGGTTCCGGACCATCGCCTGAACGTGACGACGGACGCCGATACTCGCCGCCGTCAGAAGCTCGCCGTTCGTGAGGGTAATTCTCATACGAAAACCATCCGGTATTCCTTCTCCGGCTCCGGCTCCCGCTCGCGCGCCTTCAGGCCGAGCGCCATCGCGAGAGCGACCGCGCCGTCGATCCGGAACCGAGCTTTCGATTTGTCGAGTTTCCGTCCGCCTGCCGGGTCTGTGACCGCGACGGCGTTCCCCATGCACCACGTTAGGATCGGGTTTCCGTCGTGAATAAGCTCGTCGTGGAGGACGGCGGTCTCTAGCGCGTCGACCGCCGGGGACATATCGCGGAAACCCTGACCCCACGAGACGATCCGGAGACCGTCGCCGGGTTCGTCATCCTTCCGCGCCTCTAGTCCGATCTCGTCGAACTCCCGGAGTAGGTTCGCGATCCCCCAGCGGTCGAAGGCCATCCCGACGACCTCGAACCGGCTGAAAAGCTCGGCGATCTTGAGCGCGACAAGCCTCGGATGGATCGAGCGTCCCGGAGCCGCGATCAGCCGGTCCTGATCGACCCAGAGCGGGTAAGGGACGCGATCCCGCCGTTCATGGTCGGCGAGATACTCGGAAGGCTTCCAGAACCACGCCGCGACCCGCGAGCCGTTCTCGACCGAGACCGCGACGAGCGCGCAAAGGTCGATCTTCGCGGAGAGGTCGAGGCCGAGATAGATCGCTTCGCCTTCGACGAGCGCCGCGTCGCCTTTCCGCGCCTTCCAATCGTTCCGGGAGATCAGCGTCGAGACCGGCGAGACGCGCTGGTTAAGATAGAGGTTTCTAACCTTCGGTTCTTCGCCGGGGAGCCGCTTCGCCTTGCGCGCCGCGACCGCTAGCTCGTCGAACGAGCGGAAGTCGCCGAGCGCCGGGTTCGCCGCATACCACGCTTCCTCGTCCTCAAGATCGCAGTCCTCCGGCGCGGCGTAGAGGTGACAGACCGTCGTCGGGTCCTCGCCGGAGAGACCGTCGTCGATCAGTTTCGAGCAGATATGCTCCGGATCGTTCGACTGCGTCGAGATCGCGAGAAAGAGCGGCTCGGCGCGCGCGGCCATCGACGTATCGAGGACGTCGTAAAGGTCCCGGTTTCGAGCCTGCGCGAGTTCGTCGAAGATGACAAAGGTCGGATTGAGGCCGTGCTTCGTTCCGCTCTCCGCAGAGAGCGCGCGATAGAAGCTCCCGTTTCCGAGACAGACGATTGTCTTCGTCGAGACGACGATCCGGACGATCCGGAGAAGCTCCGGCTCGGCCTCGACCATCTGCCGCGCCATCTTGAAGACCTGACCGGCCTGCTCCCGGTCGTTCGCCGCCGAATAGATTTCGCCGTTCCGCTCGGCCTCCGGTCCGATCAGGTGAACGAGGACGAGCGCGGCGGCGAGAAGCGTCTTTCCGTTCTTCCGACCGAGCGAGAAGATCGCGCGCCGGACGACGCGGGAGCCGTCCGGCCATTGCGGACCGTAAACGTCATGAATGAACGCGCGCTGCCAATCCCGGAGCCGGACCGGTCGACCGACGCCGACCCCGGACGGGACGGTTAGCTGCTCGATGAAGGCGCAGACCCGTTCCGCTCGTTCGTCGTTACGAGCCGAAGCTGCGCGCCGCCGAGAAGGCCGTCGAACTTTCCGCCGCTCGGAGACGATTCGCCGACCGTCAGCCTTACCCGAGCGACCGGAGACATTCCGAGGCGATCCCCCGCCTTCAGGATGATCTCGGCCTGCTTCGCCGCGATCCCGAGCGCCGGATGCGCCGCCTTCTGACCCGCCGAGCCGACCGCCGTCATTCCCTCCCGCGCGACTTGCGCGAGAGCGTTTCGGAATAGAACCCATGCGACGCAATAGACCGCGAGGATCGGAGCGTCGGCGGACGTGTAGAGACCGGGCGGCATCGCCGCGACGGCTCGATCCCACTCCCGCGCGGCGTCGCCGTTGACGAAGTCCGGCCTCGTCAACGGTCCAATCGGCTGCGGCTCCCTGTCATTGATCGGGCGACGACCCGGGTTTCCTTCTAGGACCTTCAGCTTTGAAGGCTTCGGCGGACGTCCGCGCGGCATCGTTCGGACCTTTCGGATAGAGCCAGCCGCCGAAGTCGCCGAACCTAAAGATCGGCTCGAACCCGGCGACCTCGGCGGGATCGAGCGGACGCTGAACGCCCGCAAGGGAAAGCTCTTTCGCGATGATCTCGTCGGCGGTCGCTCCGGCCTCGTATTTCGCCGCGAGCGTCAGCCTAAGCGAGAGCGCGCCGACCTCGCCGCCGCGCGGGGAGAGCTTGTCGAAGATGACGAGCGCGCCGCCGGGTTCGAGACCGTCGATCATCCGCTCGATAAAGCCGCGACGCTTCGCGACCGGGACGAACATCAGGACGAGGAAGGCGACGATCAGGTCGCTTCCGGCGAAGTCGAACTCCGTCGCGTCGATCTCGATCAGCCGACCGGGACCGGAATAGCGCGCGGCCATTTCTCCGGCGCGCTCAAGCGCGAGAAGCTCGGCGCGGCGCGCGATCAGCGTCGGCGCGAGCGCGCGTCCGATATTGCCGGTCGAGGCTCCGACGTCGACGACCTGACCGCCTTCCGGGATGAAGGTCCGACCGACCGCCGCGACGATCCCGGTCGCGAGGTCATACCAAGGAAGCTGTTCCCGGACGTGCCGGTCGAACGACGCCGCGACCTCGGCGTTCTCGAACGTCCAAGACCCTTCGCCGGGGAGCTTCATCCGAGCCTCCCGTCGCGCGCGGCGTTATAGAGCGCGACGACCGAGCGCGCTTGATTCCTCGGGTTCCAATCCGAGCGGAGAAGCGCCTCGAACTGTTCGGCGATCCCGCTATCCCCTAGCTGCAAATTCGTATGAGGACGGACCCTCATCCGGACGAACTGCTCCGGATAGGCGTCGAGGATCGCCTGCTTCTGATGCGGCGTATTGATCGAGCGCCATGACGTACCGAGGAACTCGGCGCGCATCGCGTCGGAGAGGTAAGGCATCTCGGCGCGCTTCCCGAGGCTCGCCGCGAACGCGTGATGGAGCGGCGCTTGCGCGTAATCCGGGTTTGCGTAGAGGCCGCGCCGGAACTCGTCGATCCGGTCCCGGAAATGGATCATCCCCCGCTTTGAGATGCAGAAATGGCCGTCCGCTCCCATCCCGCTCGCGACGACGGTCTCGGCGGTCTCGGGATAGGCGTAAAGCATCGGCCAGAAGCACTCGACCGCCGTCTTCGATCTCGCGCCGATCTCCCGGGTCAGCCGGACGACGTCGCGCTTCAGGATCGCGAGATCGCGCGGGAGATAGACCGGACGGAACCCGATCCCGAGCGACCTCGCGAGCGCGCGCGCCGCGAGGAAGTCGGTCGAGGGATAGCCAGCGAGCGCGAACGAATAGGCGTCGACGTCCTTCCCGGCGTCGAGAAGCGCGAAAAGGATCGAGGCGCTATCGATCCCGCCGGAGAGAAGAACCGCGACGCGGTGTTCCGGGATCGAGAGCGCCCAAGCCGAGAGGACCTTCCGGACGTCCGGCTTCATCGGAGAACCTCGTCGCGGAGCGTCGCGGCGATCCGCGCCATCATCGGAGGCGGGACCGCGCGACCGAGCCGTTCCCAGCGTTGCGCGTAGGTCCCGGAGAGGACGAAGTCGTCAGGGAAGCCGCAGAGCCGCTTTAGCTCGGCGATAGAGAACTTCCTCCGTTCGGTCGGATGCGTCACGCCTGCGAGCGACGCTGACCCTCCGTCCGCCGTGATCGTCGGCGACGGCTCATGGACCGCCGGTCGGACGAGTTGAAAATAGCGGGTCGACCATTCGCCGGGTCCGAGATTGTCCCACTCGCGACCGACCGCGAAGCGACCGATATCGGCCTCCGTCTCCGGAGCGGGTCCGGAGCCGTCGAGCCAAGGGATCGCGTCGCGGATCGCGTATCGATACGGGAGCGGCGTCGGGAACGCCGGAGCGCGCCGGAGGTCGTTCCGGACGCCGACGAAGATAATCCGCTTCCGGCGCTGCGGGACGCCGAGCCATTGCGCGTCGAGAAGCCTCGCCTCGACCCGATATCCGGCGTCCTTCAGCGCGGCGAGGATATCGAGGAAGTAGCCTTTCCCCGGTCCCTTGACCAAGCCGGAGACGTTCTCCGCGACGAACGTCCTCGGCTGAAGGCCGGAGAGAAGCCGCGCGAACTCGAAAAAGAGATCGTCGGTCCGTTGCGTCCGATCCGAATAGGCTCGCTCTAGACCCCAGCCTTCGGACCGCTTCCCGGCGGACGAGAACGCCGCGCAAGGCGGCGAGCCGTCGAGGATATCGAGGTCGCCGACCTTAAGACCGGTCCGCTTCAGGACGTCGTCCGCCGTGACCTCGCGGATATCTCTCCCGTCGAGGACCGTCCCGGCGCTCGCGTTGGCGCGATAGACCTCGCGCGCGGCCTCGACGAACTCGTTCGCGTAAACGACCCGGAAGCCTTCGATCCGATAGCCGAGCGACGATCCTCCGGCTCCGCTGAAGGTCGAGGCGACCGTTAGGCCGTTCGGCTTGATCGCCGCGATCTCGGCCATCGACGGGACGGCGTAAGGCGGCTTCTCGACCGGCGACCGGCGCGAGCCTCGACCCGGCTGAACGACGAACGAGACCGGACGGTCGGCGAGGACGGTCGGCGCGGGTTCGTCGGAGCAATCGATAAAGGCGTGACCCTCGCCGAGCCGGACCGCTCGCGGCTTCTCTAGGCCGGTCGCGTCCTCGACGAGTATCCGCGCGCTAGGCGTCGACCGGCTTCGACGAACCTGACCAGCGGAAGTGGCACTTCGGACATTCATGCTCGGTATCGATCCCTTCGTCGAAGCCGGGGAACCCGTCCGGCGCGGCTTCCTCGATCAGAAGGTCGGCGAGCTTGTCGCCGAAGCCGAGAAGGTCGAGCGCGAAGCCTTCCGCGTCGAGATCGCCGAGTTCGATCCGGAGAAGGTTCTCGTCCCAGCCTGCGTTCTCGGCGAGCCGGTTATCGGCGATGACGTAAGCGCGCTTCTGAGCCTCGCTCCAGCCGCGCGCGATCATAACCGGGACCGTCTCAAGACCTAGCTGCAACGCGGCGAGGACCCGTCCGTGTCCGGCGATTATCCCGCCGCTCTCGTCGACGAGAACCGGGATCGTCCAGCCCCATTCGCGGATTGACCCGGCGATCTCCGCGACCTGACCCGGCGAGTGGGTCCTCGCGTTACGAGCGTAAGGAATTAGCTCGGCGACGGCGCGTCGGACGACCTGATCGGCAGGCCAAGGGAGGTCAGTCAAAGGGGACCTCATTTTCGCGATTTATTTTTTGCAAAAACGGCGACCGGGCTTCTGTCCTGCGATTTTCGAGGGTGCGGGCGCCCCCCCTACAATCCTGTTTTGGTCGCGCCCGCCCGACGCGAGCGTTCAGGACCAGCAGCCTCGAACCACTCGCGAACGCCGCGTTCCATCCTCTGCCTATGACCGGCGCGAGCCGGGTCGGCGCGGATACGTCGGATACACTCTCGGGCGTCCGTCGCGAGGACGACGAGGTCGCCGCCGAGGCGACGAGCCCAAGTCTGACGTTCGCCGGGATCAGGCGCGGAGACGATGAACCACGCCGCGCGATGATCGACGTCAGTATGAAGCGCGCGAAGTCGGCGGTTCCGTTCGTCGAGCGCCGCCGTCAGCCAAGCCTTTGACGCCTGATAGAGCGGCAACCCGGATAGCGATGCGATGATCTCATCGAGGTCGATCACGACGTCGTCTGGTTTGGATCGCTCGGCGACGTAACTCGATTTGCCTGAACCCGGAGGACCGCAGACGACGGTCAGGGGGATTGCTGAAGGCTTGAGATCAGCCGGGAGACGACGATCCTCGAACGCTCGGCTTAGGTTGCCGGTCCCGCCGTTCGAGAGAAGCCGAGGATCGGTCGGCCAGCCGTCCTCGTCGACGCCGACAAGCGGAATACCAAGCTCGATAAGCTGCTTGTCCCTGTCGTGATGCGGCTTGCAGAGCGACTGAAGCGCGCCGTTCCAGAACTTGCCGGGATCGCCGCGATGCGGCTCGACGTGGTCGGCGACGGTCGCGAGGACGTAAACGCCGGTCGCGAGACACATCGAACAGAACGGCTCGGATCGGAGTTGTTCGCGGCGCTTGATTTGCCATCGCCGGGTCTTGTGCCAACCGCGATAGGCGATCCCTTCCTCGGATCGAAGATCGCGGCGCGAAGTCTCGCGCATGACGAAGATATCCGCCTAAACCTAGAGCCGCACAAGGGTTAGGTCGCTAGGGGTTGCGCGTAGCGACCGGAACGGCTTCCGATAGCAGGCTTCCCGATAGGAGGTTCGGACTATGAGGCACCAAGGAACAGGCGCGCGCGGACACGCAATCGACACCCATTATGGACCGAACTGGCTTAGGTCGCGGACCGAAGCGCGATGGGCGGTCTTTCTGACTGCGAGTATGGAGGCGTTCGAGTATGAGCCAGAGGGCTTCCGCCTTCGTTATAGCGGCTGCCTTCCCGACTTCTGGCTCTCGGATCGCCGCGCCTTTCTAGAGATCAAGCCCGACCGGTCGGCGATGACCGACGCCGAGGTTAGAGCCGCGATCTTCCGCGCCCGCGACCTCGCGGAAACGAACGGTTTCGACGTTTATCTCGCGTTCGGCGCTCCGGATATGGACCGCTCTTATCTAATGATCCGACCGCCGAGGCTTAACGGCCAAGACGTCCCGGAGCGGCTCACCGTAGGGAACTGGCCGTTTCTTTGTCCGGCTCCGATAGGCATCGGCTTTCCGCTCTACAAGATCGCCGCGAGCTTCGCGTCCTCGGCGCGGTTTGAGTTCGGCGAAGTCGGTCCGCCGGATAGCCTGATCGCCGCCGCGAACGCTTACGTTCAGGAGATATACGAGGCGCAGGAGGCGAGGCGGATCAGGTTCGGCGAGGCTTTGCGAAACGGAACCTTTAAATGGGAGCCGCTCGATATCCCGCTATTCAGTCCGACCGGGTCAAACGAGCCCGATCCGGTCGCAGAGCAGCGAAACCTATTCGACGACCCGCGCCTGACGTCGATACTTTTCGGCGGTCAGCGGAGCGCGTAAGCGCGGCTTAGGTTCTCAAGCGCCGCGACGATCATCTGACCCTGTCGGACGGTCTGCGTTACGCCGCTGATCCGCCGGACGATATCGCGCCAAGGAAGCGGACGGTCATCCTCGACGACCGAGGCGACGAGCGCGGCTAGGAGATCGCGGTCGAGCGGTCCGACCTTGTCGAGGACCTTCTCGATCCGTCGACCGGCGGCGATCATCCGGTCGGTCAGAACTTGCGCCGTCGTCCCGTAGGTCTCGACGTGAACCTCGATCCGCTCGGGACGTCCGTCGAGGCCGCGCCAGATCGCCCAATCGTAACAGAGCCGCTCCGACGCCGAGGATTGCGCCGATGTGATCGTCTTCGCCTCGCGGAGCTTGTGAAACGGACTCGACCGATAGGCCGAAACGATCCGCCGAGCCCGGTCGAGGTTTACGACGACGCCTTGAGATCGAAGCCGCGATATCTCGGCGTCAGTTGCGATCCGCTCGGCGCGGCGGCGCGCGATCTCCTGCGGATCGGCAGGCTTGTGACGGCTCTTTCCCATCGCCTGATCCCATGAAGCACGTCGACCGACCGGATAGCACGGCTAGGCGACAAACGCAGCCTTGCCGGGTTAGCGGTATCCGAATACCGGAAATCAGCGGATTGAAGTAACGTCGAAAGTGTGATATAATAGCCACATCGGCTAATCGTGGCCGATGCTCTTTGAAAAAGTAGAAAACAAATGGCAACACAGCAACGACGTGCGCTTTCCTTCAGCCGGCCATATTGGACAGTCAATCTAGACTTAAATCTTCGCTCGTCAGAGCGGAAGCCAATGATCGATAAGCTCAAGGAAAGCGGTCTTTATCCTCAAATGAAGGCTCGGAATACCAAGCGACGCGCCGAGGCTCTCGCGGCTCATATCCGCGAGAAGTTCGGCTTCGTCGTCTCGGTCGACGAGACCTCGGATATGTACCTGTGACCGGCGTCGGCGATTTCCAGCTTCCGCGCGGGACGAGGGAAGCCCTCGCGGAGCTTTGGTCGGACCTCCAGCAAGCCGGGATGCGCGCCGATCAGGATCGAGCGAAAGCCGATCCGGTCGCGAACAAGCTGACGACGGTCTTCTCCGGTCCGATGCGCTGGCTCTATTTCAAGCCGGTCAGGACCCGAGGCCGCGAAACGCGGTTCTGCTATTCGACGACCCGCAACGTCGCCGGTTACTTCCTGACGTGGCGGGAGATCGAGACCGGGAAGCGGATCAGACGCGATAGCTTCCGCGCCTCGAAACGACGGAAGACGGTCGCGGAGATCGCGCGCAAACGAGCCGCGACCGCGCGCTCCAAGATCACGAAACCCTAACGACGAACTCGCCCTCTGACCTTCCCGGTCAGGGGGCTTTTTCGTGTCCGCCGCTCGACCTCGGCGGTTCGAGCTTGAAGCGATAGATCGCTTCCTTCAGCGCGGCGCGACTGATCCCGAGACGCATCGCGACGATCTCCCGGCCATAGCCCGAGGCGAGCATCATCCGCGCGACGGCGATCCGCCGCTCGTCCCACCAGTTGCCGCGATCCAGCCTCATATCTCGACCCTCATCCCGCCAGCCTCCCCGGCGTCGTATCGTTCGAGCCATCGCCGGATGACAGGCGCGAAGGCGTCGGGACTGATACTCGCGGCGACGACCGCCTCGAACGCCGGTCCGATATCGGTCAGGACGAAAACGACGAGTTCGACGCCGTCCGGGAGTTCCTCGTAAATCGAGCGGACGACCCCAGCGACCTTTGCGGCGTCCTTTTCGCTAACGCGACGCTCGTTCATTGATCCGATCCCCGCAAGCCGCGCGCTTTCGAGAACTCGTCGATAAACTTCTGAAGCTCGTCGTTTATCAGGTCCATCCGCCGGAGATCGGCGTCGGTCGGTTCTTCGCCGTTTTCGAGCGCGCGCATGATCGACACGAACAGGTGTTGCGCTCCGGCGAAGAACGCCGTCCGCATCTCGTTTAGCTGAATTGTCGACGCGTCTCGCGGGATCGCCGCGATCCGGAGCGATACCCATCCCGCCTCGACGAGCCGTCCGGCGTCAATCAGGTCTTGGCAGAGCCGCCGGAGCGCCTCCGTGGTTGCTGGCGTCGTCGTCGAGGTCATCGCGGGGTCTCCGGCTTCAGGACGGGAAAAGTTTCATCGCGCGGTCCCGGAGCCGCTCAAGCTCGGAGACCGCGTCAGGACCTTCCGCGACGGCCATTCGTTCGAGGATCGGATAGCCGGTCCGGACGCTCTCTCGGACCTCGTCCGGGAGCGCCGCTCGGCCTTCGGCGTACCACTCGACGGCGACCGGCGGACCGATCTTGAACAGGAAGCCGCCTTCGGGTTGCTTCTCGGTCCGATAGGAGCGGGTCAGCCAGACGCCGACGCAGCCGGGATTGCGCTCGATCATCTGACCCGGCGGCGCGCGGTAATCCTCCGGGAGATCGTTCTTCCGCCGCTTTGCGAACGGTCGCGTCAGGAACGGACAGGCGGTCGCGGCGAAGCGCGCGCAATCCGGATGGTTCGGCGGCTCCGGGTTCGTCCGGGTGATCGCGCACATTGGACCGAGGACGAAGGCTAGGAGACCGCCGAGCCTCCGACCGCAGACCCAGCAGAGCCGGTGCTGATCGGCGTAAGCGACCTGACGCGGATCGATAGCGCGGAACTCCGGCTCGCCTTCGATCCAAGGAACGAACCACGGCGTCGGATAGCCGCGCGCCTCGACCTTTAGCGCCGCGATCTGCGGCGGCGCGTCCGGGAAGCGCGAAACGGTCATCGCTCGACCCAGAAAAGGCAGGTTCGGAGGGTCCGGGATAACACCGTTCCGGCCATTTCACGCACCCCTGTAGAACAGGCTAGGAAGGCCGAGGACCGGCCTCGGATTTTTGACGTGAAATCTAGCGCGGAGCCCGTCAACAGGCTCGTATGAGCCAGAAAACCGGGCTAGCGCGGGCGCATTTATTCGCCCGAAATACTCCAGCGAATATTCGCGCTTTACGATTTTTTGCTCCTGATCGCGCGCGCGCTCGCGTCGGAGAGACCTCGTCGCCGGAGATAACTCTCGCTCTACTTCCGCGCATCTTGCGTGAATACGGTCGTCAAGGGTGCGACAAGGGGGTGCGACACTAGTCGGAAAGTCGGTTTTCATTCGTCGTCGTTCTCCCGGACGATTTTTCGCCAAGCGACGAGCAGGCGAGCCATCGGCGGCGGGAGGTCGGTCCGCGCCTCGATCTCCGCGTCGGTCAGGACCTCGAACGGCTCGACCGCTTCCCGGATCGCGACGAGCATATCGGCGCGGATCGCGTCAGGAGTTCGAGGCTTTGTCACGGTCGACGCTCCAAGGGAAATCGTAAACCGGGAAGGCTTCCTCGGTCAGCCGAGCGACCGCAGCGCCGCAGCCGGGTAATCCAGCGCCGATCAGCGCGCCGACCGCGAGGACGGCGTTCATCCGGAGATCGCTCCCGGGTACGTCGCCGGACCGGATACCGGCGAGGTATTTTCGGAAGACCTCGAAATCGTTTCTCATAGGCCGAGAACCTCGCAGAAGGACGGCGGGAGATCGCAGTTCGGTGGCGCGCGCCGGAAGAACGGCGCGACCTCGGCGGGACGGTATCCGGCGAGGCCGCAGCCGACCGCCGTAACCTCGAACCGCTCGCGCGGATGGGTTCTCGCGTATTCGAGGAAGTCGGAGATATGAGCCGCGATCTTCAGGAGCGGGAGCGGTCGGAGTTGATAGTCCTTCGTCGGGATCGCATAGCTCCGGCCTTGCGGTCCCGCGCCGATCCCGGAGATCGCGCCGCGCTCGTGCCGCGCGAATAGCGCCGCGCCTTTGCCATGACGTCCGGCGAGGTTCGAGCCGAAGACGAAGATCGGCGGATCGTCGGTCATCACTCGTCCCCTCTGACCGGCTCCGGCTCGTCGTCGTCCTCGTCGTCCGGCGCGAGCGTCTGAGCCGGGAGCGCGCCGCCGACGAAATTGATATTCGGATCGCCGTCGTCGTTATCGGTCGCGCCGATAGCTTCAAGAAACAGATCGACCCCGCGACGCCATCGCGCCGCGAGGTCAGGATCGCGCGCCGCGAGTTCTTCCCAGCGGACGACGCGCGTCCCCATCGGAAGGTCGACGCGGCTCGCGGCGATCAGCCACGAATAGAGGTTTTTCGTGATCTGATCCGGCGTCATCGATCAGGCCGCTTGCTTGCCGCGCTGATAGATCGGAGACGCCCAGCGGGCGTGTTGCGCCGCGCCGCGACCGATCTTCGCGAGGATCGAATAAACGGCATACGCACTAAGTTTGAGATCGAGCGCGATCTTCGGCGGCATTTCACCAGCCTCGGCGCGACGGATGATCTCTAGGCGTTGCGCGATATAGTCCCGGAGCGTGATCCCATGACGCGCGGCGGCGGACGTCATCGTCGCGTAATTCCGATAATCGAGCGGACCGACCGCCGCGAGCGTCCCGTCGCCGGTTTCGGAGTAGGACGGGAGCAAGCGTCCGTTATCCCAGACCGGCGAATTTGGGTCCTCCCACCAGTAAGGCGGCGACGGAACCGGGAAACGCTCGGTTGCGATCTTGCCGCTCGTCCGCTGGCCTTTCGGCTGAACCGGCTTCCAGCCCTTAGCGGGTCCGTCGCCGGGGAAGACGACGCCGCCTAGGCGAGCGGCGCGCTTCAATTGCGTGATAACGCCGAGCTTGATCCCGAGATCGTCGGCGACGACGTGATCCGCCTCGCCCTTCAAAATCCGTTCGACGATCTGACCCTCGACGCTCGCCGAAACGAGACCCTCCGAGAACGGACTCGTTAGCCGCTTCGGCTCGCGAGGCGGCTCGATCCGACCCTCCGGATTCACGACGAAAGGGATCGGCGGCGACCAGCCCGCCGCTTGCGCTAGAACCTGCGCGTGGCTGACGACCGAGTTCCGAACCGCTCCCGGCGGGATCGCCGAGAAGGCTTCGACGAGTTCAGCCGCGCCGGGAAGCGCGAAGAATTGCGCCATCTTCAGGGGATCAATTGCCGACATAGGATCGCTTCTCTTTTTTCAGGGTTGCCGATTTTTTGGTTTCGGAGATCGGTTCGGAGGCGACCGGAGCCCACGTCTTCGTCCAGCCGCAAGCCATCGCGACGATTGTCATTGTGAAGTTCTGCGGTCGCCTGACCGAGCCGTATAGCCAAGAGATCACGGTCCATCGGGAGACCTTGTGACCTAGCCGCGCGGTCTCGTTCTCGACGTCTTCGGGACTAAGGCCGCTCTCGCCGAGGATACCGACGATCAGGTCCATATCCGGATCGCGGTCGAGCCACTGATATTTGAAATAATTTGGCGTCGAGGGAATGAAGTTCGCCCGCTTTGGAGCGGGCGCTTTCGCTCGACCTAGATAGCTTGGGTTTCCCGTCACTAACGATCTCCGGTCGCTACGGAGCGCGAAAGTTCGCGCTACGGTAGCTAGGGAACTCCCGAAACCCGAGGTTCGCAACCCGGGAAAACCCGGACGGCTCGACTAGCGCGGCGTGCTTTGGCGCTTGTGATCCTCGCAATAGGCCGAGGACGCGGTCCGTTTTTCGCCGCAAACGACCATCTCCGCGCCGGAGCCGGAGATCGGCCAAAGGCAGCGGCGACCGGCGGCTTCAAGGAACGGCATCCCGGGAAGGATCGGCGTCTCGGTCCTGATCTCGGCAGGCTGAAGATTTTTCATCCGGCGTCGTCGCCTCCCGTTCTGTCGCGTGATTGAGCCGATAGGTCTGACCGCCGAGGTCCGGAAAGAGCGCGTCGGCGCTTTGCAGGAGACCGCGCCGTTCGAGCCGATGACAGACGCTCGCGGCGGCGAGGTTGCCGGTATCGAGCCACGTCCAGAACGCGCCGTGTTTCGCGTCCTCGCTCGCCGTCTTGAGGACCGCCGATCCGAGCCGGAGCCGGGTCTCGGTCACGTTGCGCCGCTTCCTCGGACGGGTCAGGCGAAGGGTCATCGGACCAGCCTCGCGCGGCGTTTCTTATGACCGCCCCCTCTATATAGGGTCATAAGAACCATAAGAAATCGAGGGTAAACCGAGAACATCGGAGGCTATCTCCCTGTTTTCGTTGAACTTCAGTTTCTTATGATTGTTTCTTATGACCCCTCTAAACCTAGGGTCGGTCATAAGAAACTTTTGCGAGCCGTAAGATCGCGCGGCGACCTCAATCATCGGTCTCGCCTTTGTCGCCTTCCTCGTCATTCTCCGGCGGCTTCCCGCCGTCGCGGATGACGTCCGGGAGGCCGTATTTCCCGCGACCGAGCTTTACGACCTCGCCAGCCTTGAACATCTGAAAAAGCCGCTGATCGACGGTATTCCGCCGGAGGCCGGTTTGCGACGCGATCTCTCCCGGCGTCAGGAGCCATCCGGCCTCGCGCATGTGACGGAGTATCCGCAAGCGGACGTCCGACTGACGCGCTTCGGAGGCGTCGCCGAGGACCGACCATCGGCAGGTTTCCTTGTCGAACCGAACCGCCATTTCAAATTCCTCGATATCGCGGCCTCGACCCTTCAGGACCGTCGAGCCGTCGCCTTGACGTTCGAGGACCACGACCGCGTCGCTTCCGCCGGTTAGGCCGTTCGTTCCGCTGATACTTTCGAGATAATCGTCGGCGGCGCTCTTGCGCGTATGGTGAACGAGGATAATCGCGACGCCGAACTCGCTCGCGAGCCGCTGAAGCGAGGTCGCCGAGCGATAGTCGTAACTATACGGGTCCTCGTCCCGGACCCGGTCAGGCCGGACATAATTCAGCGTATCGATAACGATCAGGCGCGGGTCCGGATGGCTTTCGAGCCACTCCCGGAGAGCTTCCTCGCAGCCGTTCCCGAGCCTCGGGAGGTCTTTCCCGAACCAGACCGTTAGCCGCTTCGGCGGTCGGTCCGGGAGGCTGCAAACCGTCTTGAGCCGCGACTTCATTCGGCGCGGGCTATCCTCAAGCGCGCAATAAAGGACGTCGCCCTCGATGCAATGCTGATCGCCAAGCGTGAAGCCGCCGTTCGCGACGGCGCAGCAAACGTCTAAGGCGAGCCAGCTTTTCCCGCGCTTCGGCGCTCCGGCGAAAAGCGTCAGACCCTCGGCGATATAGACCGGGACCGCGTAATTGATCGCCGGAAAGGCCATCGCCCAAAGTTCCGCCGCCGTATGACCGCGCGGCGCGGGACCGGGTCGCATATCCGCGATCCTCGCCGGGTCGCCGCCGGTCGCTAGAAAATCCCAAACGTCCCCGCCGGGGATTAGTCCCGGTAAATTGATAACCCGGACCTCGGACGCGACGCCGTCGAGGTTCGCGAGGACCTTCTCGGCGTGCTTGCGTCCCGGCTCGTCGTGATCCGGGAGAATGATAACCCGCGCGCCGTCGAACCACGCCGCGAAGTGCTTCGGCCATTTCCCCGCGCCGCCGGGACTACAGGTCGCGATATAGCCGCGCTCGATCAGCGCGAGCGCCGACTTCTCGCCTTCGACGATATAGACGTCCTTCCCGGTCGCGATCCCCTCGATCAATTCCGGGAGCTTGAACGGGACCTTCTCGGCCTCCGGGATACCGCCCCAAGCCCAAGCGCCAGCCTCGTCGATATGCTGCTGATAGAAGCTCTTGAGCTTCGTCCGGCTGACGAGAAGGACCGGCGCTCCGTCCGCGTCCTGATAGGCGTATTTCGCGACGATAGGATCGTCGTCCCGGCGGTCGTTCTTCGCCTTCGGCTTCCAATTCGGGAGACCTAGCTCGCGACGGACCCAATCCTTTGTTTTCAGCGGATCGGCGGCGTCGACGGTCGAGAAGCTGAAGACGCCGAAGCCGTCCGGCTCGTCGTCGTCGATCCAGACCGAGAGCGAGCGGTCTCCGGCGCTATGATCCGGACCGGGACAGCGGATGACGTCGCGACCGTCATTGTCCTTTCCGACCTTGCCGCGAAGTTTCGCGGCGGCGTCATAAATCGAGAGGCGAGGTCGAAGATTGTCCTCGAAACCGTGACCGTTCCGACCGTCGCCGCTCGTCCGTCCCATCGGAGCGCCTCACGCACTTTTCCGCGCCTCCAGAACCGGAAGCTGGTTCGCCCCGTAAAGGGCTATTAGCGCCGCCTCGGCGCGACCGTCGTCCTTCACGCGTGACCACTGAGAAGCCCAGCGCGGGAAGATCGAGGACGCGCGAGCGCGGCTCCCGTCCTTATCGCCGATGACCCGGAGCGACCGTTTCCAAGCCGACGCGGCGACGACCTCCATCGGAACGAAGTTCGCGGCGAGGACGCCTCGGATCACGCCGACGCCGAGCCAGAAGGTCGCCGCGCCGATCCGTCCGTTTTGAGGCCGGACGCCGCCTTGCTCGATCATCGCGACGGCGAGCGTCTCGTCGTCGACGGTCAGCCGCGCGTCGACCTCGCGCGCGAGAGCGTAGCTATCGACCTGAGATCGGCCTCTGACCTTGAGGGTCGGCATATCGAGCGTTTCGAGATCGACCGGGAGTCCGCCGGAGATCGTCAGGAAGGCGAGCGCGCCGCAAGCTCCGGGATCGATACCGAGGACGCGCATCGGTCAGGCTCGCGCCCGATGACGCCTCGACGGAGGCGCGTTGCTACGCTCTAGCCGCTCGGCGGCGGCGATCAGCCTCTCGCAATGAAGCAGGCTCTCGGCGGTCCAGCCGCGATCCCGGAAGGACCTAACGGTCGATTGCGCCATCCCGGCCTCGCGCGCGAGTTCGGCGACGCCGACCCGTTCCGCTATCGCGGCGACGCGCGCCATTCCTTCCTCGACGGCGGTTTGCATCGGCATTTCCTAAGCCCGCGACTTGTGACGGGATCGCGAAAGTTCGCCTTGACGGTCCACGAATACAAGCGCGAAAGTTCGCGCTCGACCCTTTTCCCGAGGTTTCCCGATGGATAACCAAGATAACGACCCGATCCGGGACGTCCTCTTGCTTATGATGGTTCGGATGATGCCGGAAGACGACTTCTCGCGGCTCTGCGAAACGATACACGGCGGATCGAATACTCCGGGTTTACCCCTAGATAGTGTCCCTTCCTGTCCCTTCCTGTCCCGTCATGACCCTTCTAGACCCGATCCGTGCGACTGCTGCGGCGAGCGGGTCGAACCCTCCCCGGAGACGCGGACCTTCCGGATCGCGACCGGCCTCCCGGCCTGCAAGGCGTGTATCGACGCGGCTATCGCCGCGATGTTCGGAGAGGACGTCGAGGCCGCGATGATCGCGCGCGTCGCCTTCGATCTTATGATCGGGGGAGCCGATGCCGCCGCCTAGCGAGCTTCCGGACGACCTGATCGACAAGCATTGTCCCGAGTGCTTCATTCACTACGCCGCGCCGCGCGCGATGTTCGACCGGAAAAACCAAGAGAGCGAACACTGGTTTTGTCCGAACGGTCATCGGATCGTCTTCAAGGTCTCGGCGCTTACGAAAGCCCAGCAGGAACGCGACGCGCTTCGACGCGAGCGCGACCGGTTCGCGCAGAACGAGGCTTATCTTAACGACCGGCTGACCTTCGCCGAGCGTCAGCGAACCGCGCTCAAAGGCCAACTAACCAAGGTGAACCGGCGGATCGGTCGCGGCGTCTGTCCCTGCTGTAACCGGACCTTCGCCGACCTTCAGCGGCACATGACCGCCAAACACGCCGGGTTTGTCGCCGAACCCGTTCCGAAGGAAGCCGCCGCATGACCGGAATGATCGAGACAAGCGCCGAGATCGGCGAAATCGCAAAGGCGCTTCCCGTCGCGCAAGCCGCGTTCGACCCGGTCGTCCTCGACGCGACGAACCCGCATTTCGAGTCTCGCTATGCGACCCTCGACGCGATCCTCTCGGCGACCCGTCCCGCGCTGAACGCGAACGGGATCAGCTTCCTTCAAGGCGTTACCTCGGAAGCCGGAGCCGTTCATATCTTGACCCGGCTTCAGCATACGAGCGGCGAGTTCATTCAATCGCCGCACGTCGTCCCGGTATCCAAGAACGACGCGCAAGGGATCGGCTCGGCGATAACCTACGCAAAGCGGCAGGCGGCGCAGGCGATCCTCGGCCTCTCCGCGAGAGGCGAGGACGACGACGGCGAGGGATCGGTCGGTCGCGGCTCCGGACGTCCGCCGATCACAGGCGAGAAGCCGAGCGAGCCGGAGCGGCCTTCGCTTGAGAAGCGAACCGCGCGGCTCGAAAAGACCTTGAACGAGGTCAAGACGATCCGGGACGAGGATCGCGCTTGGGCGCTCGCGAAAGACCTCCGCGCCGAGCTTGCCGCGAAGGACCCGGAGGCGGCGTCGCGGCTCGACGCGCTCCACGAGAAGCGCCACGCCGAATTGATCGGGGGCGCAGGATGACCGAAGCCGAACTCACTCGCGCTATCCGTTTCGGGATCGTCCTCGCCGTAAGCGACTTGATCGGCGCTGGCGCGAAACTGGCGCTTACGCACGCGACCGACGAGCCCGAAAAGCGCGTCCTGACTGACGTTCTGACTGCGCGCGAAAAGCTCCTGCTGGACCTCGCCGCTATGCGCGTCGGTAGTGAGGGTGCGCGCTAGTGATTACGCACGCGATCCTCGTCGTCAGTTATTCCGGCGGCGTCCGGCTCGCCAAGACCGCGCCGCCGCGCCTCCGTCGAGGCGTCGGCGAGATCGCGCTGAAGCTCGCGATCATTATCCCGGACGCTTGCTTTTCCTCTCCCCTGATCGACGTCGCGGTCGTCACGCAGTCGGGTGACGTCGCGACCGATCAGCTAACCGTCGACGTCGAGAGCGCGACGGGACCGGAGGACCTATGATCCTGCAACGATCCCCGGAGTGGTACGCGCAACGGCTCGGGAAGGCGACCGCGAGCCGGATCGCCGACGTCGTCGCGCGGACGAAAACCGGATGGGGCGCGAGCCGCGCGAACTACGCCGCCGAACTGATCGCCGAGCGCCTAAGCGGACAGCCGACGAACGGGTTCGTCTCTGCGCCGATGCAATGGGGGATCAATCACGAGGACGAGGCGAAGACGGTTTACGCCGAACGGCTCGGCCTTCTCGTCGTCGAAGCCGAGTTCGTCGATCATCCCGAGATCGTCTGGTCCGGCGCGAGTCCGGACGGATACGTCGACGAGGACGGTCTCGTCGAAGTGAAGTGTCCGAATACGGCGACGCATCTCGACGCGCTTCTCGGCGCTTCGATCCCCGGCGGTCATCTGATCCAGATGCAATGGCAGATGGCGTGTACCGGTCGCGGCTGGTGCGATTACGTCTCTTTCGACCCGCGCCTCCCGGAGGAATTGCAGTTTCACGTCCGGCGGGTCGAGCGCGACGTCTCGCAGATTATCGAGCTTGAGACCGAGGTCGCGGCGTTCCTCGACGAGATCGCCGTCGCGGTCGAAAAGCTCTCGGCGCTTTACGGTCGCGAGGTCGCGGCGTGAATGGCGCAGGCCGCGATCAGATTGTTCGACCGCGTCAGCCGCGAGAAGGCCGCGCGCTGGTGTTGGGGCGCGGAGGACGGAACCTCGGTCACGTTCACGTCGCCGGACAAGCGGACGCTAGAACAGAACGCGCTGATGTGGGCGCTCCTGACCGAGATAAGCGAACAGGTCGCTTGGCACGGTCAGCACCTCCCGCCGGACGATTGGAAGCAGCTATTTCTCGCCGGGATGGATCGCGGCGTCCGGATGGTCCCGGCGCTCGACGGTCGCGGATTCGTGAACCTGAACACGTCCTCGTCGGCGCTCCGGGTCCGGGAGTTCGCGAGCCTGCTCGACGATATTCACAAGTTCATCGCCGACCACGACGTTCATATCCGGTCGGCGTAGGATCACAGTTCCGCCGTATGACACCGAAGGCCGAAAACGTACCTTCCCCCCGGCGCGGCTCGGCCTTTGGCGGCGGAAAGGCGCGGACGTTCCTCGCGGCGTCCGCGCCGACCCTTGTCCGAGGCGCGAGCCGATGACCGTCCCGACGAAAAAACAGTTCTATTCGATCCGGGAGACCGCCGAGTTCCTCGGCGTCTCCGACCGGACCGTAAAGCGCGAGATCAAGGCCGGACGGCTCGCGATCCGCAAGGTCGGACGGCGAACGATCCTCGACCGCGACGACCTCGAACGGTTCCTAGAGGCCGGAGGGAGGTCCGCGCGATGACCCCGGAGATCGAGGCCGATCCGATCCCGACGCTCCCGGCGGCGTTCGAGAAGTTCGCCTATACGATAGCCGAGGCTCCGAAGGTCCTCGGGATCGGACGAGACGCGCTTTATGACCTCATCCGATCCGGCGAGCTAAAGCCTTTCTCGCTAGGCGGGAAAAAGCATATACACCGCGACGATCTCAAAGCCTGCGCGGACCGCGCTTTCGAGCGCGAGCATAGGCACCCGCCCGGTATTGTTCCCGATGATCCTCTAGCGAGACGACCTCGGACGTTTCGCAATAGGTCGACCACGCGGCCATAACCCCGGCGCGCGGCGCGCTTGGGAGCATCCGGTCATAAGCGCGATCAGATTGATCCTTCTCGACGTGCGCGATGCAATTCAGGACGAGGTCTTTCGACCACCGCCGGTCAGTCTGAACGACGCCGTCGATAACGACCGGCTTCCCGTCGTCGCCTAATTGATCCCGGGTCGCGGCGCGAGCCCAGCCGACGAAGACCGACCGGAAGCCGTGGATCGTAACCCGCTCGCCGGGAGGCGCGTCGTCGTCCCGGAAGCCGAGGGTCGTCAGGACGTCGAGGATCGTCCCGTCGTCGAAAAACTCGTCTTTCTCGGAGGTCTTCGACGGAAAGATCGGATCGTTCTCGTTCGTCGGCGGCGCGAGGAAGCGCGCGCGGTCGAGGACCCGGATCATCGCCGGAGTTAGCGGGACCTCGAAATGAGTCACGGCCTTATCGGCACCCTTCATATCGCCTTTCATTTCGGCGCGCGGGATCGCGAGGACGTTCCGCTCCCGATTGACGTATGACCAGCGGAGCCGCGTCCCTTCCGAGGACCGGAGCGCGGTCAGGATCAGAAGCTCGACGATCAGGAAGGTTAGCGGGTTGCCGACGTCGTTCCGGCCTCGCCGGAGCGCGGCGAGAAGGTTCGGGAGATCGTCGAGCGAGATCGCCTTGCGGTGCTGCTGCTCGGGAAGCTCGCCGATCTTGCGGCGCAGGAGCTTCAGGCTTGCGGGGTTCCGCCAGCCGACGTTCTCGATCAGTCCGTCCTCTTGCGCCATCCGGAGAAGGCGGGAGACGTATTTTAGACTTTCAACGATCTTCCCGCGCCGCTCCCAGTGAGGTTCGAGGACGCGCTTCAGGTCCGCCCACGTTATCTCGTGCGGCTTCATATCGGCGACGTCGGCGAGAAGATCGACGCCGTAGCGGATCAGCGCGGCATAGCTCCGGGGATTCTTCGGGAGGTCGGCTTTCAGGCCGAGGACATACTGACGATAGGTCGGCGAGGTCGTCGCCTTGAGAAGCTCGACGCGAGCCGCGCTATCGCGTTCGGCGCGATCCTGCTTCGGACACTTCCCGTCCCGGACGAGGCCGCGAACCCGGTCGTTCTCCCGGATCGCGTGAAAGAGCGAGTTCGTCGACGAATAGGCTCCGAGCGGGAAGAACGCCTCTTTCCCGGTCAGGGGATCGGTGTATCGCGTCATCCAAACCCTTGAGCCGCCGCGAACCTGAAGCAGCAGACCCCTGTGTCCGGAAACCTTGTATTTGACCCCGCTCGGCTTCCGCTGATCGGTCAGCTTTTCGATCTTCGTCGGAGGGTTTTCGGTAATGAGATTGGCGTTCTCGCCGCGTTCTTTTTGGGTCATTCGAGGCTCTCGTTTTGCTCCCGGATTTGCTCCCGTTTCCGGACGCACGGGTTTAGGACGGGTTTAGTAAGTCGAACCGCTATTTTGGGCGTTTTCCCTCGGTAGAGACACCCTAAGCCCCTGTTTTTCCTAGGGCTGCAATATATTGGAACCGATAAAAGGTCCCGTCGCTAATTCCCTAATGATTTCCTAGGCTTCCGCAAATTTGCGGGCTGCAAACATTACAAATGCTCCCGAAAGTGCGTCCGTCCGCCGCAGGCGCTCCCGGACCGGTCGAGCAATCCTGACGCGGTAAATCCGAATCGACCCCATGCGACGTCCCGCCTCATCGTGCGGTCTGTTATCAAGGCTTGATATCAGCGCGATAGCAGCCTAAGCCTTTGGCTTAGTTGAACCGCACCGAGAAAGACCCCTGCAAGTGACCCGTATGACCTCCGACGAGCGCATCGCCTACCAGACCGCTCGCGCTACCAAATGGACCGCCGAGGCGGTCGCCTCGCTTGAGACCGGCTTCGCTTCTGAAGCGCGCCGGAAGCAAGCTCTCGCCGACCTGAACCGCGCCTATGACGCGCTGCGGGACGTCGAGCGCGAGCGTATCCTTCCGACCCTCTGGATCGGCGACGAGCGGGACCTCACGGTTCAGACGCTTCTCGACGCGATCCCGTTCGACCTCCACCAGTTCCGCGACAAGCAAGCCGCCGCGCTCGCCTCGCGTCCCGACTTCGTCGAGGAAGTGAAGGCGCTCGTCGCGCTCCGCGCCGAGATCAAGGCCGCGAAGGTCGAGCCGAAGCCGGTCCGGGAAGATCATCCGCTTCTCGTCTTCGCGAAGACCGCGAACGTCGACTTCGCCGCGCTCCGCGACCGCCGCGCCGGTCAGTATCAGGACGCGCTCGACCTCGGTCGGATGCTCCGCGACCGCAAGGGGGAGCCGCTGAAGGGTCTCCCGGTCAGCGTGAACCGCGTCTTCTGCGGCAACTACGCCGGGACGACGTGGGTCCGGATCGACTGGTTCCTTAGCGGGAACCGCGTCCCGTTCTCGACCGTCGCCGCCGCCTATCAGACCCTCGTCGACGAGGGCGTGATCGTCGAGGACCGGGATTGATCCCGGTCCTCCGACCCCTAACCCAAGCCTCAAACCTGACCCTGAAAGAGACCCCGAAATGACCCTGAAAGAGATCAACGCTCGTATCGGACGCGAGGTTAACCCGCTCGTCGAACTCGTTCGCGGCGACGGATATCATTACTTCGTCCTCGATGACGGAAAGCGGTTCGATACCTTCTCCGTCGCGGTTCCCTACACCTCGCGCATGAGCGCGGACCGCTGGGTCGCGGAGGCGCGCTCCGCGCTCGCCGCGATGACCGCGAACGACTGACCCTCATCCCCTGAAAGAGAGACCTATGACCCTTGCGCTAAACGAGACCGCCGACCGGATCGCGCCGAAAATCCGGGACGCTTACTTTCCCGCCGCGTCGCCTTCGCAGGAGGAAATCCGGGACCTTTGCGAGATCGCGACCGGCGGCGAACTCGACGCGAAGCCGCTCGATCTCCTGACCGACCTCGTCTGGTCGCGGCTGCTGAACCTTGCGCTCGCGGCGGTCGATCAGGCTCCTGCCGGTTACGGCGAGGCGACCTATCTCCGCGAGGTCCCCGGGATGACCGTCGAGCGCGCGGTCGCGTGGATCGTCGACGAGCGAGCCGCCGAGCGTGAGGTCGCGCAATGACCGGCAAGCGCGTGACCTTAGACGAACTGTTCGAGGAACTCCGCGCGAAGAACCTCGCGGAATACGACGATCCCGCGAACGCCGCGCGCCGCGAAGCCGATAGCCGTCGCCATCAAGAGCGGATCGCCGCCGAGATCGCGTCCGGCCTCCGCGACGAAGACGGCGACCTGATCGGGACCGACGATCCCGACGAGGACGAGGACCTCGACGAATACGATCCCGACGACGATCCGGAGGAATTTTAATCCGGCTCCCGACGCTGATAACCCGGCGCGCTTGCAGGCTGATAGCAAGCGCGCCTTTCCTGTTCCTGACACCGCCTGAACGCGGCTAACCCTCGGAGACTATTTTGCTCGTTAACGCTTACCATCACGATTTCCCGAACAATCCGGACGCGCTGACGCTCGTCGCGCGGATCACGGTCCCGGACGAGACGCCGGTCGATCAGGCGCTCGAACGCGCTTGGCGCTTTATCCAGAACCTTGACGGCTCATGGTCGCGCGGACCGACGCTCTCGGACGGCTCGTCGAACGGCGACTATCGACCCGAGATCGAGGTCGCCGCGCCGCTCCCGGTGATCGACGGGAAAACCTACGGCCTCCGCTCGACGATGGTCGGCGACGTTTTCGAGATCGGCTCGCGGCGCTTCCGCGTCGCGCCGGTCGGCTTCCGGGAGGTCGCTCAGTGAAATACGTCGCTCTAACCTTCGGCGCGCTGATCCTCGCCTTTATGATCTCCGGTCATCGCGACCGCGACGCCGTCCTCGACGATTACGCCTCGCGTCAGCCTTGCTCCGAAGGATCAATGCCGCAACACGGCGACGGAGAGGTCGCGTGGGATCAGTGGCTCATCCGCTCGACCCTCGCCGACGCGAAAGCGCCGATCCCGCCGAGCGCCTGTCCCGGATACGTCACGACGCCGGAACGCGCTCGCGAGGTTCACGCGACAGCTAATGAGATCAGGGGCGACCGATGAAAGCGCGAAACCCCTTATTCGCCGCCGCGATCCGCGACTGTATCGCCGACCATCGCCGTCAATTCGTCATCGAAGAAACCGGAGAGATTTTCGCCGGGATCGTCGAGACCGACCTGATGCGCGACCTCCGCGAGCGCCGCTGGCGTCTCCCGCGATGGTTCCTCGGCGAGGTCCGCGACGCGGGTTTTATCGTCGATCAGGTTTATCGGATGGGGACCGTCCGGACCTATTTCGACGAGCCTCCCGCAATCAATCCGGGGACCGGACGGGTCTTCCGTTACGACGCCTTTCAGCGGCGGAAGCTCGGTCCCTACGTCACAATCATCCGGAGTCCGGTCCAATGACCGCGCGAACCCTGAACTTCAAGAATACGGATCGGCTCGCCTTTCTCGCGGCGCTTGCCGCAATCGAGGCTCCCGAGCATCCGAACCGGTTCGCGAGAGCCGCTCGCGTCCGCTGGTCCCTGATCGCCGAGATCAGAGCGGAGCTTGACGCCGCCGGGGTCGATTGGCGGACCGCCTGCCGCGAGGTCGCGGCGACGACGACCCGGAGCGAGCGGCCATGAAACCGGTCGAGACGGTCCCGATCCCCGGGAAAATGCGGCTGCTTCAGCGCGACCGGCGCGGCTATCCGGTCCCTTGGATCGTTCAGCGCGACCTCGACGGTCGACCGTTCTTCGTCATCAATGATACCGAGCGGGTCAGCGTCGCCGCGCGCCGGAAGGTCTGCGGAATCTGCGGTCAGAAGCTAGAGCGCGAGAACTGGCTGATCGGCGGACCCGGCGCGGCGTTTCACGAACACGGCGCGTTTCTCGATCCGCCGATGCACAAGGCGTGCGCGACCTACGCGCTCCGCGTTTGTCCGTATATCGCCGGTCGCTATACGAAACGGGTCGACGAGGCGCTCGCGAAGTTCGGTCGCTGGCCTCCCGGGATAGCGTGGCTCTCGGACGAGAGCATGATCCCGGAGCAGCCGCCGTTCTTCGTCCTCGCGCGCGCTCGCCGGGTCGTCTTCGATCAGGAGCCGGGAGAGCGACACCGCTTCCGACCCGAACGACCGTGGCTCGCCGTCGAGTTCTGGAAGGACGGCGTCGAGATCGGCGAAGGCGAGGCGCGCGAGCGTCTCGCCGCGTCCGAGAAATGGGTCTGGAACGCCGACGATCTCGCCTTCTGGCCGCGCTCAGTTATCGGCTTCATTGATACCGAGACGGAGGACGGCGTTCCGGTCGGTCGCGCGCTATGACCGACCCTCGCGCAATCGTCTGGCGAAGGCTCGTCGAGGCGCGCGCGATCAAGACCCGGATCAGCGCCGGGACCGCTTTCGAGTGGGAAAAACGACGCCTTGAAAGCCTCGTTCGCGAGGCTCGGCTCTATAGCCGTCTCGTATCGCGTCGCCGGTCGCGTCGTCCTGACCGGGACCTGAACTCAAATCTCAATAGCTAAGGAAAATCTCAAATGACGAAGTCGACCGATACCCTCGCGAAGCCTCGACCGGTCTCGGCGAAGGCGCTCCCGACGACGGTTCAAATGATAATCCGGGTCACGCCGGAGAGCCGGGACGCGATCAAGGCGCTAGCGGACCGCGAGAACCTGACCGTTCAGCAGCTAGGCCATTACGCTTGGAGCCTCGCGCTTCAGGCTTACGGCCTCCCGCCGATCCCGGAGGCGCTTACATGAACGGACCGTTCAAGCCGTCCGGCGGCGATCAGCCGGAGGTCGTTATCGCCTTCACGTTCCCGCGCCGGTTCGTCCTCTGCGTCGTCGCGGCGGTCTTCCTGAACGCCGTCGCGACGGTCCTGATCTCGGCGGCGTTCGTCCTTCATGTGGTGACGCGATGAACGCGCTTTCTACCGAGGAACTCGCCGAGACGCTCGCGGCGCATCACGCGATCTGGTTCCGGCGCAATCCGACCTTGCCGCTCGTTCCGACCTGTCTGATCTTCAGCGAGGACGGCGCGCAAACCTCGCTCCCCTGCGGCTGGAGTAGCGACGTCGGGCGAGAGCTTACCCTCGCGCTTCTCCGCGCGACGATGATTATCGAGAACGCGATCCGTTACGCGATATGGTTCGAGACTTGGACCCGGCGCGGCGACGTCCCGGACGACTATCAGAACGGCGATCTCGCGCGTTCGCCGGACCGGGTCGAGGCGATCTTTACGCTCGTCGTCGAGGCGTCAGGCGCGCAAGCGGTCCGGCTTCAGAAGATCGTCCGGGGACGGAACGGCGGCGTCCGTCGCCTTGAGCCGTTCGACGAAAATCCGGAACTCTGGAAGGGTGCCGGTGGCGCGCTCGGCGACCTCCTGCCTCCCCGGGTGTTCAATTGAGCCGCCTCGCGTACCGGATCGATCCGGCGGCGAGGACGGTCGAGGCGCTACGCTTCGACGGTCTCCCGGATATTTACGCGGCGGTCGGAACCCCGGACCTCGATCATTCCGCGATGCGCCGGACGGACGGCGGGTTCGCCTGCGTCTGGGTCGACGATCAAGGTTATTACAAGCGCGGCCTTAAGTGGTGGCGGCTCGCCGGGTTCCCGGAGCCGTTCGCCGGTCCCGCGATGATTACCGGCGCGGATCAATACGGCGAGGACGACGACCTCCCGCTGACACTGACCCAAATGGCGGCGCTCGTCTCTTGGGTCGACGGTATCCCGCCGGAGATCGCCGGATTCAGACAAAGTTTCTGGGGGTTCGGGAATGGCTGACGCGCTGAAGCGGATGCGCGAGCGGCGCGCGGCGCGGGACGCGGAACGGGTGACGACCGCTCGGTCCTGCGACGGCTGCGATCTCTGCTGTATCGCGCCGGGGATCGCCGAACTCCGGAAGCCGCCGGGTCAGCGTTGCTCAAGCCTTTGCGGCGAGCCGGGTCGGTCCTGCTCGATCTATCCGAGCCGACCTAGGGTCTGTAGCGGGTTCTATTGCCTTTGGCGGGCGACCGAGACGGTCCTCCCGGAATGGCTCCGTCCCGCCGATTGCGGGTTTCTTCTCGCCTTCAATCAACTCGACGAATGGCCTGCCGTCGTGACTGTTCACGTCGATCCGGAGCGTCCCGACGCTTGGCGCTCGCCTTGGGCGATAACGGTCTTCGTCACGCTCGCGGAGCATTGGAACTGCCTCGTCGCAATCGGTCAGGTCCCGATTACGTCGCACGTCATCTGTCCGGACGGCTCAATGATCGAGGTCGAGAATAACCCTTGGGCGATGAGCGACGGGATGGTCGGAGCGCCGAGCTTCGTCTTCGGTCCGGATCGTCGACCGCTCGGCGCTCATCTTCGCGAAACCGTCTTTTCGTGGGGTTTGCCGCCGCCTCCGGGATTTGCGCCAAAAACGACCGCCTAGGCGCGGCGGCTAGCCCGCTCGGAGCCTATCGCGGCTAGGGTAGTACCCCGGAGCGCCTGACCGGCCTCTCCGGGCTTCCTAGAGGCTCACGCCGCGAATAATCCGGCGCGCTCCGCGATCACAAGCGCGCCGATGACGAGGATTAGGACCTGAAGGATTTGATTGAACGGCGCGGGGATCGCCGGGACGACCCGGACCGCATAGACGAGCAGCGCGCAGACGATCAGGACCGCGACGCAAAAGACCAAAAACGAAACCGCCATCAGACCCTCCTGCTAGGGACGTCTCTCGTAAACGAGGATTGTATTCCCGCCCTTGCGTCCGGCTGGGAGCCGGAGGCGCTCGATCAGCGCGTATCGGCTTAGGTTCAGAGTCACCCGTAGCGGACTGCCGATAAAGACGACGTACCGCCAATCCTTCGCCTCGACCCAAGCCTGAGCCGCCGTCCCGTCCGGAGGCCAGACCATCAGGAGCGCGCTCGCGGCGGTCGCGGCGGCGTCCTGATGGTTTCCGAGGATGACGCTCTCGGCCTTGGGATCGATATCGTAAGACGGGATACCGAGCGCGCGCGCCCAAGCTCCGTCGCCGCCGCCGACCTCGACCATCGGACGAAACCGGCCTAGCAGCGAGACCGCCTCATCTGTCGGCCTAGATAGCGGCTCCAAAGGCTAAGGCTTCCCGGGACGGTCGATCTCGTTACCGAGCGCCGTCGCTCTGATCTCGGCGAGCCTCGCGGTCAGCCGCTTCTCGCGCTGCTCCGGGGTTTCGTCCGCCGTTGGCGTGTGCGGTCCGAGCGTCCTTCCCGAAGGCGTCGGTCGACGCCGGACCGCCGGGTTCAGAGCGAGATAGCTATCGAGGGTGGAATAGTCGTCCGGCTGACCGCCGCACCCGAGGGTGTTGTTAATCTCGACGTAACCGGCTCCGACGCCGACGCTATAAATCGCGCCGGTCGCGTTATTCGAGACGGTCGCATTGACCGCGCCGTCTCCGACGCCAATCCGCGAGCCGTAATCGGGGAAACCGTATCCGAAGGTGTTGTTAATAAGGTGGGTTGTGCCGCCGCTAATACTGAACGAGTTAATCATCCCGCCGAACGTATAGCAGTCTCGATAGGTTATCTCGTTCGTCCACTCGAAGAAAAACCCTTGGCTTTCCATCCCGGCCTCTCGCATGAAGGCCGAGTTCTGAATCCTGACGCGAGCGCAAGGGTTCTGGGTCCGGCTCGAAATGAAGCCTTGTATTGCGTCGGGGTGTTCTTGATCGATGAAGGTGCAGTTATAGGCAAGCGCGCCATCTATAACAACGTCTGTTGAGCCGGCGAACAATATGCCGTCAGGTCCCCAATTGGTATAAGTAAAGTTGCTAATGTTGATGTGGTTGCTGTCGTAAAACGTCATGACGTTACCGACGTTATCCGTATCGGTATTGTCGGATATACCTTGACCGTTGATTGTAATGTTGCTGGTCGTATCGAAATACCATCCGTTTCCGGTAAGCGCGGATACGTTTACCGTGACCTTATTGAACGTCAGATACCCTCCGTAATTGACGTTGACGCCGGTCCCGTTCGCCGAACCCGCATTGTCGACATTGAACTCGCCGAGCGTCACGCCCACGGCGGACGTAAGGACGACGCCGTCGAACCACGTTCCCGGGGTCGCGGCGCGTTCCGCCGTCGCCGCGACGGCTGGCGTCCCGAGGAACGCGATAGGGTACTGGCTGTAATCTTTATTGTTTATCGTGAGGGTGCCGTAAGCCCCCGGCGCGAGCCGGTAGGTCTGATTTCCGACCGTCGACGGGTCGGCGGCTAGGATCGCTTGCAGCGCGGCGGCGTCAGCCACCGGAACTCCGAAAGGGGGCGCGACCGGACCTGTTCCGGCGACGAACTCGCCGCACCACTCGACCGCGTAAACGACCGGATAACGGATATACATCATCGCGGGCGGCTGGTTCGGGAGCGGCGGCGTCCCGGGAGACGCGAAGGTATCGGTCCCTTCCGGCGGGAAGCGCCGACAAGCGCCGCTAACGCCGTCGCTGCTCGCGAGGTAGTGAAGACAAGTCGCGCAGCTATCGGTCGCGGCTCTTTCGTCGGCTTTAGGATCGGCGTCAGGCTTCGGATCGGTCTCGTTCGATTTAGCCATTTTGCGGTCCTCCAATCCTTTCAGGTTCAGCCGCCGAGAAGCAGGCCGATCATCAAGAGAACGATTACGAGACAGAGCGCGAAGGTCGCCCAGCCGCGCATCAGTGAACCGACCCCGCGAGCTTCGCTTCCGCCGCCTCTAGGCGCTCGGTTAGCTGCTGAACCGCCGCCCAGAGCGTCGCAATCAGGTGTTGCGGGTGAAGCGCAATCGGAACGCCGTCCTCGTCCTTAATCGTCGCGTTCGGCAGCGCGGCCTCGACCTCGTCCGCCATGAACGAGAACGACCAATGCTCCGGAGGGACGGTCCAGACTTCAGGATCGTCGACCTTGGGATCGGGCTTGACCGGCGAGATATAGTCGCAGGACCAGATCGGCAGGTTCCGCACCAAGGCGAGCGGGTCAAGGCTAGGTTTTTGGATATTCTCTTTCAATCGACGGTCAGATGCGGCCATCGACCAAGTCGAACTGTTACTATTGTTATAGACGACGACGCCGGTCGTACCGCCGGGCGATACGCCCATTGATTGCGCGTTATACCACGAGCCATTTACATAAACGCCGACCATGACCTGATTAGCGACAGTATTAGCGCCTGAAGCAGCCGTAATAGCGCCGCCGACATTCAGGGTTCCGCCAATACTTGCAGCGCCGCTAACGGTCAGCGTACCGCTAGCGCCAAAGTTGGTGGCATGAAGTGAGTTAGTATATGTATCCGGAACGCTAAGACTTAGTGATGTTCCGGCGAGAGGCATAACAATAGGGTCTGAAATCCAGCCGCCTGAGCCGTTCCAGACCTGAAATGTTAGGTTATTATTGTTATAGTCTGTCACCAATCGGTAGTATTCGCGCCCGTCAAGATACCAAGAAAGCCCATTGGTCTGCGCGCTTGGCGCATCAAATCTGAGCATACCGCCGCCGCCTAAGGCGGCGTTGGCGGTAAGTATCGCGCAGGAGAGGTAAGGTATCCCGTTTGACCGGTTAATCTGGAATGGCGCGTTAATATAGTTGCCGCCATCGTCATAGCGATAAAGAACAAAATTAGACCCGGCATTGCTGCCAGTCTCGGAGTTGCTGTCACAGGCAAAAGCCCAGCGCGGTGATCCGTTTGTCCTAAAGAATATGTTTTTAGAGCCTGCGTTAGGTCCTTCTAGATAGATCGTTCCGCCGCCAATAACTGCATAACCTCCGCACGTTAACTGCGACCCAGCCTGAATCGTGCTGTTAGAGACAATCGTCCCGTTGACCTGCAAGTTATTGGCAACCGTAACCCCGCCGTTAGCGCGGTTAATGAAGATCGGCGTACTAAGCAAAGCTCCGGCGTCGTCGTATCGGCTGATCCCGAAATCAGACCCGTTATTGCCACCGCTCTCGGCGCTGGAGTTGGCCGTGATCGTCCAGCGTTTCGCCGCTCCGGCTGGCGGTAAGGAAGCGGTCGAGAAGAACTGTATTTCCCGGAAGGAAGCACCAGCCGCAGCGTTCAGCGCCAGATAAGGTCCGCTGAATTTGGTGTAATCGACCGCGCCCGCGCCGAGCTTCGGCGTCGTGACCGCGCCGTCCGCGAGTTGCGCCGAGGTGATCGTCTGATTTGCGATCTTGTTCGCCGTGACCGCGAACGGCGCAAGCTGCGCGTTATCGACCGCCTGATTTGCGATCTTCGCGTTCGTAACCGCGCCATTGACGAGGTGTCCGGAGGTTATCGACGACGCCGCGATCTGTGAGCCGGTAACAGCCGCGCCTGCGATCTTAGCCGTCGTGACCGAACCGTCCGCGAGGTCGATGGTCTGAATACCGCCGTCCGCGATCTGCGTACTGCTGACCGACCCGTCCGCTAGCGAACCGCCGGAGATCGCGCCGGGAGCCAGCTTCGCGGCGGTCACAGAGCCGTCCGCAAGGTCGATGGTCTGAATACCGCCGTCCGCGATCTGCGCGCTACTGACCGCGCCGGTCGCTATCGCCGCGCCGGTCACGGCTCCCGCCGCGAGCTTCTGAGCCGTGACCGCTCCGTCCGCGAGCTTCGGCGTCGTCACGCTCGCGTCGGCGAGCGCGAACGTACCGACCGCGCCCGCGATGATCTGCGGCGCGTCGACGGAGTTCGCGGCGAGCTTCCCGTTTATGACCGAGCCGTCCGCGATCTCGGACGTACCGATTGCGCCGTCCTCGATCTTCGCGCTCGTCACGGCGTCGTCGGCGATCTTCGGCGTCGTGACCGCGCCGTCCTGAAGGCTCGCGGTATCGACGACGTCGACGCCGGGAACGCCGGGAGGACCTTCGGGACCGACCGGACCGGGAGGACCGGACGGCGGATAATCGAAAATCACGTCGACGCTAACCGTCCCGTCCGAGGTCGACGCGGCCTCGACGACGACGTCGGTCCCTCCCGGCGCGGCGTCGACGTAAACGCTCTGAGCCGGGAGCGGCTCGGCCTCGACGACGACGGTCGTATCAGGCGCGACCTCGACGAGGACGGTCTCGATAGATTCGGCTTGAACGGTCGGTTCGCTCATCCCGCGACCCTGCCTGAATAACCGACGTCATGCGCCGGGACGATCCGGAGCGAGGCGTCGCTTTCGGTGATATCGCCGGAGACCGAGACCGTCCCGGCGAGGATCGTCGAAACGCGACCGTTAGCGGGTTCGGTCAGTTGCAGGTCCCAGCGCGCGCTTGCGGGAAGCGGTCGGCTCGCGGCAGGCGAGAGCGTCGCCATGATCTGATTAGGGAGCGTCACGACGAGCGCGAGCGGCGTCGCCGGTTCCGCGCCGGTCGACGTCCGGATTTCCGCCGCGACGAGCATATTCGTCAGGTCGATGGGGATCGTCTTCTCGGCGTCCGCCCAGAGCGTGAAGTTCCAGACCGTCGTATCGCCGCGATAGACCCTGAGAGAATAAGCACCCGGCATCATCGCTTAAGCTCCGTCAGAATGACCTCGGTCCGATTGATTTGCGACGTCCCGGAGCCGCTCGTCCCTTGGTGCCAAAGGACATAGGTATGCGTCCCGGCGGCAGGCTGGTGCGCGACCGGGAAGGTCAGGCCGTTACCGCCCCAATTTCCGGGACACCAGAGCGAGCCGGAGCCGATAGCGTGACCGGCGTCGGTCCCGTCACAGTAGAGCGTGAAGACCGTTCCGGCGGCTCCGCTCGTCGTCGTTCCGAGTTCGCCATAGACCGTGAGCGAGATAACCCCGCCGATGCTCGTGTAGTTAAATCGGAGGTCTTCTGATGGACCGAACGTCGCGTTTGGCTGCTGTCCGCCGGTCTGAACGATTGTCGACGTGATCGCGCCGCCGACGATCATATTCGCGGTAATCGTATTCGCCTTGATATCGTCAGCCTGAAAGTTCGTCGCGATGACCTTCCCGCCGACGACCGCGAGCGGGAAGACGTTCGACGAGCCGTCCGAGAAACCGATCTGCTGCGCGATGAAGGCGATGCTCGACGTCCCGCCTCCGGCGGCGAGTTTCATCCCGGAGACCTCGCCGCCCGCGTTGACGGAGAGGACGTATTGCGCGTTCAGGCCGTTAACCGAGGTCTGAAGCGTCGTAATCGAGGCGGTGTTTCCGTCGACCTTCGTCGAGACGGTCGAGAGGTTCGTCGAGATCGCGGTGTCGGCGTTCGCGCGCGTCGTCTGCTCGGTCGAGATCGCCGCCGTATTCGCGTTAATCGAGGACTGCGTCGAGGTCCGGTAATCAATCCAAGTCTGACCGGACGCGGCGTGAAGCGTCGTATCCGCCATCTGGAAGGACTGACCGTCCGACGAGAGGACACCGACGAGGTCGATCCGGGTTTTTGAATAATCGGCGTCGGAGGCGACCTGATCGACCCGCGAGTCGGTCGCGGCGATCTGATCGAACGCCGTCGTCATATCGTCGCTTAACTGGTTCCCCTGATCGGTCGTCGCGTTCAATTGATCGACGAGGTCTTGAGGCGTCATCCCGCCGATATCGGTCACGCCGCCGGAGACGAGCGTTCCGACCGTGACGAGGCCGAGGTCGATCCCTTCGATCCCCTCGACGAGCCGGACGGTCTTGTATCGAACCCGGACGTTATAGGTCCCGCCGGGGATCACGGCGCGGACCTCGACGCGCTGAACTCCGGCGGGACAGGTCGTCGTCATCCAATCGCCGAAGGTCCCGGCGGAAAGCTCTAGCCGGATATCGACGAGGACGTTCGCGACGTTCGTATCGTCGACGTGACCGGTCACGACGATAACCGGAACCTGCTGACCGTCGACGCCTTGGATCACGCCGCCCCAAGCGGACCACGACCCTTCGTCCGGGATAGAGACCCACGTCGGATCGAGCGGCGTCAGACCCGGGATCGGCGGCGGGTTCGGCGTTTGACCGAGCGCGTAAGCGTGCTTGCTCGGCGTCTCCGACCGACACGTTAGCGTGACCTGTCCCGTCGTCGGATCGAGCGCGCGGGTCTCGACGAGAAGCTCCTGCGCGGCCATCCCGAACTCGGGCTCTGTGATCTGGAAGACGTCTCCCGGCTGAAGCGCCGCGAACTTCGGTCCGACCGGGAGAACGACCGGCTCGAACTCGCGCGCGTCGACTATGTCGTAACAGGCGAGTTCCGCCGCCTGCTTCGGGTCCTGAACGAGCGCATAGGTCCCGCCCTTGCTCCGGAGTTCGCCGTCCGCCGTCACATAGCTATCGACCGTGACCGCGCCGCCGGGGACCATCTGCCAGCCGTTCGCTTCGGAGCGATACGTCGGAATGATCTCGTTAAAGCGGTCGCGCCGACCCTTGCTCCCGGTAATCGAGACCTCGCCGACCATATCCGGACCGGTCATTGTCGCGAGGACGACGCGCGGCGTCCGGACGATACAGGAGAGCCGACCGCCGAGCCGGATCGGCTCGCCGCCGCCAGCCTGAAGGATCGTCTTCAGGCAATCCCATTTCGCATCGGTCGAGAGTATCTCGCCGCCGACCGTCCAGCCGTTCGCTTCGCAAACCGACGCGCCTTCAGCGAACGCCGGGAGATCGAGCGTATCGAGCGGAGCGCCGATCCCGAACGTCAGCTTCCCGTTATCCCGGCGACCGAGCGCGTAGGTAAGCGCCTGAAGAAACGGGTTATCGTAACCGGCCTTCGTCCAAGTCGTTTCGTCATCCGACCTTTGCGGTCCCGATCCTCCGGGGATCGTGTCGTCCTTCCGGGGGTCGTAAACCGGCGGACCTCGGATGACGAACATCGGAGACGGGATGCCGGACGGGAAGGCGCTCGTCGAATAATTGAGCGACCACCACGCGCAGGCGACGCCGCTCGTCAGATGGTCCGACGTCCATTCCGGAGCCCAATCCGCCGGGAACCCCGGAGGTTGCATATAGGCCGGTTCCGGCTTGAGGCCGTAGGACCAGCGAAGGTCCATCGAGTTCGTATAGGGATCGGGTCCGGTAATGACGCCGCCGCCGGGACCGGGATCGGCGACCGTGCAAATCTGACCGTTGCAGGAGAGGCTTTCGACGCCGTCGATCACGCCGCCGGAGAGCGCGACGAGATAGTAAAGGTGGCTGTTCTTGTGAGCCTGACCGACCGTATTCGCATGAACGATCTTCCCGGCGGTTCCGGAGCGACCGAGGATCAGCGGAACTCCGGCGGTCGGATCAGCTTGGAAATTAACCTGCGTTCCCGCCGCGCCCTGACCGACCTTCGGTCTAGGCGTTAGCGCGGTCGAGGCGAATAGCGCGACGGTCCCCCACGCGCTCGCCGCCGCCATCAATCCGCCGGTCCCGAGAAGGACGCCCGCGAACTGACCGGCGGCGACGATAGCGCCGCCGACCGCCGAGGCGAGCGCGCCGGAACCGAGCGCGACCATGACCGACCCGGCTATCGCGGAGGCTCCGGCCATGATCGCGAAGCCGATAGGCGCTAGGACAGGCAAGGGGAGACACTCCAAGCCGCTAGCGCGTGTTCGAGGCCGATAGCGAGGACCGAGCAGGCCGCGCCGGGGACGTCCGGATGAAACCCGAGGACGCGACCGTTACCGAGCGCGACGGTCAACGCGTCCCAGCCTTCCTCGCCAGCCGGGAAGGCGATCAGGTCGCCCGGGAGCGCGCCGAGCGGCGGCTCGCGGAGCAATCCCTCGATGCTATCGAGCGCGTCGGACATTGACGTCATGCCTTGCGACTTCAGCGCGCGCCGCGCGCTCCGCGCCGACGAATACGATCCGAAGCGCGCGAGCTTCGGCTTGTAACCGGCGCGCGTCAGGACGAAGGCCGCGAGCCGCGCGCAATCGTTCTTCCCCCAGACGAACGGCTCGCCTTGAAACCTGTCGAGCGCGGCTTGCGCGATCTCGACCCGGCGGACGAGCGGCGGCGTCGGTCCGGTCGGCTCAAGCCGGGGGACGAACATAGAGCGTGTCCTTAATGACCGCCGGGAGCGGGAGGTCCTGACCCCACGGCAGTTGACGCGCGACGGCGGTCACGAACTCGAACCCGGTCTCTCCCGGCCAGCACTTCTGGTGATAGGCGTTCGTCAGCCGGACGGCGTCGTCATTGTCGAACAGCCGCTCCCAGACCGAGACGGTATCGAGCGCGACCGCGCGCGTTCCCTGACCGACCGTCACGACGCCTTGATCGACCTCCCCGGCGTAAACGAGGACCGGCGCGTCGATACTCGTCCCGGTCGTCCGGTCGAGCGCGGCGAGCCAGACGAGGACGGTCTTCCCTTGCATATCCTGACCGGCGAGTTCCGCTCCGGCGTCGGCGGTCTTCGGATTGATTGTGACCCGGAGCGCGGGAGCCTGATCGCCCATCCCGTCCGTTACCGGCTCAAGCGCCGCGAGGACGCCATACGTCGGATCATCGCCGAGGAAGTTTTTCCCGGAGACCGTGATCTCGCCGGAGCCGCCGAAAAGACGGAGCCAGCCGCCGGAGATCAGCGCGATCTCGACGCCGACGAACAGGAGAAGGGAAGGACCGTCGAACTGGCCTCGGAACGCGGCGTCATCAGGCATCAAGCGTTCTCCTGAAGCGTGAAGCTCTGCGCCGTGAAGCGGAAAAACTCGATCTCCCACGTCGGCGGATCGGGCGGATAGCCTTCTAGGATCGGCGAGACGAGTTCGAGCGGCGAGCCGTTCGGGAGCGTGACCCGGAGCGCAGGCGAGACGTTCGCCGTCGACGTTCCGAGCCGGGTTACAAAATGAAGGTAATGCCGACCGCCGAGCGCGAACGAGAGCCACGCGCCCTGCGGCGGGTGCGTTCCCTGAAGGTTGATTGTACTCGTCCCGGCGGTCCCGCCGCCGACGACGCCGGTCATTGTCTTCGCCGCCTCGACCGTCTGCGGCATGACGAGACCGACCGTGTCGCCTTCGGCGTCGGCCTCTAGCGGCGCGGCGAGCCAGAGCGCGGCGCAGTCCGGATCAAGCGTCGGGAGCGTGATATCGACCGCGTAGCGCGTCCCCGGACGCGTGATCCGCTGCGTCGGTCCGCCGAGGACCGAGGTCA